AATAGAATCATTATACCGAGTTATGATAGTGATGGAGTATTGAATTATTTCGTAGGGAGAGATTTTTATAAGGGTGGAATGAAATACAAAAATCCCCCTATACCTAAAGATATTATCGGATTCGACTTGTATATAGATTGGAGTCAACCGATTGTTCTTTGTGAGGGAGTATTTGATGCCATTGCTATTAAAAATAACTCTATACCATTATTCGGTAAAACCATATTACCTAAACTTTATGAAAAGATAATAAAAAATCGGGTTAAACATATAATAATTTCTTTGGATGAAGACGCATTTAAAGACTCTTTAAAAATGATAAAAAAATTCTTTAACTCTGGAATTTCCGTAAACTTTGTCAAACTTACGGAAACCGACCCAAGTGAATTGGGATATATAAAAATGATTGACAAACTAAATACTTCAACCGAAGTAAACTTTAAAGAACTAATGAGAATGAAAATTTATGGAAAATAAAATAAAAGTTCCGTTTCGGAAACTTAAACACATACACCACATATCAGATATACAAATTCGTAATCTGAAACGACATAGAGAATATGAAGAAGTATTCAATGGATTATATGAAGAAGTAAAAAAGAATCCAGATAATGCCGTAGCATATATTGGTGGTGATATAGCTCATTCTAAGTGTGAGATGTCCCCAGAGTTAATTGACCAATTATCTCGATTATTCAAAAATTTAGCAGATATAGTTCCTACAATTATTATTGCAGGAAATCACGATTGTAATCTAAATAATCTAAATAGAATGGATTGTTTAACACCTATCGTAGAAAACTTAAATCATCCAAACTTACACTATCTAAAACGAACAGGGATTTATACCTGTGCGGATACAGATTTTATAGTATGGGATGTGTGGGATAGTGAAAAAGATTATATTAAAGCAAAAGATGTTCCAGGTGATAGAAACAAAGTTGTATTGTTTCATGGAACGGTAGATAGAAGTGAAACTGATTTAGGATTTAAGCTACCAAGTAAAGTTAAGATGTCAATGTTCAAAGGATATGATTTAGGATTACTTGGTGATATACACAAAAGACAACATTTGAATAAAGAAGAAACCATTTCTTATTGTGGTTCATTAGTTCAACAAAATCATGGTGAAGATATTGGTAAAGGTTATTTACTATGGGATGTACCAAATAGAAAATCAGAATACATAGAAATACATAATGATTTTGGTTATTATACAGTTGATATAGATAATGGTAAATTACCAGAACTTCCAAATCTACCTAATAAACCACGAGTTCGTATTAGAGTAAGTAATACCAAACCCGCTCAGTTAAAACGATTGTTAGCTAAACTACATAAAATGACTAATATTCAAGAATCAGTTGTTACGAGAGTAGATGGTTTGAGTACAGAAAAGATTCGTGATAAGAAAATTAATCTTGGGGATATTAATAGTGTAGGTTATCAATATAAATTAATTAGTGAGTATTTAAGTAACAATTATATGGTTGATGATGACACCATGATAAAGATAAAAAAAGTACTTACTGATTTAAATGCAGTTATACCAGAATCAGATGTTCAACGAAATGTACATTGGAAATTAAAGAAATTTGAATTTAGTAATCTGTTTAGTTATGGTGAAGATAATGTAGTAGATTTTACAAAACTAAATGGTGTAGTTGGATTATTTGCACCTAATGCTGCAGGTAAATCAGGACTATTAGATGCTCTATGTTTTAACTTATTTGATATGAGTTCTCGAGCATATAAGGCAGATAAAATTATTAATAATTCAAAATCTAATTTACATTGTAGAGTTAATTTTGAGATAGATGGTACAGATTACTTTATTGAAAAAACAGGTAAAAAGAATTTACGAACAGGTCATGTAAAGGTAGATATAGAATTTTGGATGATTGATGAAACTGGTGATAAGATTAGTTTAAATGGAGACCAACGAAGAACTACACAAAATAACATCAAACGAGTTATTGGTAGTTATGAAGATTTTATTTTAACATCTATGAGTTCACAAAATAACTCAACTGTATTTATTGATAAAACACAAAAAGAACGAAAAGAGTTATTATCTCAATTTATGGGATTGAATATATTTGATAGATTATACACACAAGCATCCGAAGATATTAAAGAAGTGAATACACTTTTAAAAGACTTTAAGAAATCAGATTATGATAGTGAGTTAGCATCAATAACAAATGATTTGATTTTGTTAACATCAAAACAAAAAGATTTCAAAAAAGATGAACGAGTTTTAAAAAAATCAATTAAAGAAATAATATCAGAAATAAAAGAAGAGACTAAAAGATTAAAACCAGTTGATGATAGTTTACGAGATATTGATGATTTAAAAACTGAAGAAACAAAACTTAGAGGTATGTTTGGTAATGTAGATTTAAAACTTGATGAGTTACAAGTAGAAGAATATGATTTACAAAAAGCAATAGAAGATATTACTAAGAAGATATCAAGTTATAAACGAGATGGTGTTCAAGACAAATATTATGAATTGGAAAAACTTGAAGAAGAACGAGATTTATTTCAAATAGAAATAGATAAGTTAAAACAAGATGTACGAGTTAAGTTAGATAAGATTGAAAAACTTGGTGATTTGACTTATGATGAAGATTGTAATGATTGTATGAGTAATCCATTTACATTGGATGCCATAGAGACTAAAAAGAATCTCAATAAAGATAAATTACTTGCTCAAGATTATGTAAGTAAAAAACAACATATGGAAGATGAGATTCAGAAACGATTTAAGGTTCGTGCATTTAAAAAAGATTTAGATGAATTAACAGAACAATATAATCAAAAAGAAATGTATGAATCACGAGTTAATTCAGATATCAAATTAATGAAAGAAAAGAAATCTAATATACAGAATCAGTTAAATTTAATCACAAGTGATATATCAAAATCACAATCACAAGAACAAGATGTAATGTTTAATTCACAAGTAGAAATAGAAATAGAAAAGTTACAAAGTAATGATGATGATTTGGATTATCAATTAGATATGGTAAGTAAAAAATTAACTACATTACATGGTGATATACAAGTACTGAGAACCAATGAAAAACAAATCAATGATAACATCAATAAAGTAGAAGAACTTGAAGATTCACATCAGGCATATCAATACTTACTTGAGGCAATAAAACGAGATGGTGTACCTTATGATTTGATTAGTAAATCATTACCTACAATTGAGGGAGCAGTAAATGATATCTTGGCTCAAATAGTTGACTTTAGTATTGTGTTTAATATGGATGGAAAAGTTATTGATACTCATATCGTATATGATGATGATAGAGTATGGCCATTAGAATTATCAAGTGGTATGGAACGATTCATTAGTTCTCTTGCAATAAGAGTTGGTTTAATGAATGTTAGTAATTTACCACGAAGTAACTTACTTTATTAGAGATCAAAAAAGTTAATAGTTTGAGCTCAGTTCGATTTAGTAGAGACTGATGGCATCTTAGGACGATTCTGAGTACTACTTGAATCGTTATACATCTTAAAAATCTGTTGATTTAAAACCGAAGATGCAGATACTCGGTTTTGTTTACACCAATATCTGAACCAATCCATTAAATCTGTATCTAATGTAAAATTATATCTTTGTTTATTTTTCATTTATACTTCCTTTATACACACTTCATATATATTAATAAGTATTAAATTTTAAAGTTTTGATATTTATTAATGTAACCCAAACGGAGTTTTTCCAACATGGCAATATTAAAAAGAACCAATAAATATCAAGGATTGAAAGATATAGATGTATTAGTTGAAGAAAGTGGATTGTCTTCACAATATTTTAATATCTATGATGTTCCTTCCAATATACCGCAAGGTAGGTCTTCATTCCTATTAGCTGGTTCGCCATTTCTTAAAAATTTTGTAGAACTAAAAGTAGAAATATTAGACTCTGCTGGCCAAACGGTTTATACTGAACCAGTATCAAATTATATTGAAGGAAATGCTCGTAGAGTATCAATTGAAGTATATGATGATACTGCTCCTGGTGATGCTTTTCTTTATATTGTAGGTGAGTTAAAAGATAACTTTAGAAGTGTTTCTGGCCAACAACGACAAAATTTAGAAGTAACAGATAAATTTTTAGACTCTGAAATTCTTAATAATCTTGGTGGAAATGATGTACCACATGATTTTCAAAATATATATAATGTAAGATATATACGACCTATTTTTATAAATACGGTAATTCCAAATTCCGAACCAATATATTTTTATCAACAACCACGAGTTACCGTTACTGAAATTTTAAAGGGATATGTTGTAGAAACAAGCGTTTCAAGTTCATATGAAATTACTGGTAGTGTAAGTGTAGACCCAATTCCAGATTTAAAACCAAAAGACCCTGAACCAGATCCAATAGATGGATTTAGTAAAGGAATGAATGATGGTGCTCGTGATGAAATTGGAAATGAATTAGAAATATTTAAAAATAGAAGAAGTTCCAAAATTGATCCATTGAGACATAGTAACTACTCATCTCGTGGTAGAGTAATGAGAAGAGAATCTCCTGAAATAGATAGGTTTACTATTACTGTTGGTTCTATGGAAACTTCACCTGAGAATACCACAAGTGATGCTGTAACGAGTGCATTTGTTGGTGGTGAAATAACAATTAACAACCCAAGTGTGGATTCTACATTATATCCACCAGATGAATATACAATTCCAACTCAATATAAATCATCAATTAAAAAAGTCAATAATGAGAAAACTCTTGTACCACTTGATGATTTTGTAATTACAAAAAAATCTACAGGCGAAAAAGTACCAGTTCAAATAGACGAGGCTAATAATAATGTTACGATGTCGGTTACACCAACACCGCCACAAATTATTAGTACAACACACTATCGTTCATATGCGGATATTATTGTTGGTAATTTACATACATTTAGTGGAGATGTTTATAAAGCAAAAATTTATGCAAGAAGTAAAGGAACTCTTGGAGATTTTGAACCTGTATATGATGCTTCAATAGAAGCACCACAAGTATTAATAGATAGTTATAGTGAAACAGGATTTAAGAATACAGGTTATTTTTATACACAATCAATAGTTGATGATTATTGGGATGTAGTAAATGGTACGGCTACTCAAAACAATAGTAAGTTTATTGATGGTGTTTTAATTAGTGGTTCTAATGCGGGATTTACACCAGAACATTCAACTGTAAATACGGTAGAATTCAATACTTCACATAGTTATGATTTACAAACAGGAGTACCATATACTCTTGAGTTTAATGCCTATTATTATAAAGAAGATAAATCAGATAAAGATGGAGTTAGTACTAAACAAGCAGAATTAGAAGTATTTCTAAGTGGTTCTGCCATGACGGGTGGTTCTGAAGAAAATCATAAATTGGGTAAAGTAGTTGTTAATGATAATACAACTGAAGGCCAAGTTCTTGGGGTTCACAATACATTTACATCTGCCATAACTGGTACACCATCTACACATCTAAAATTCAAAGCAACTTCAGGTCGTTGGATAATTCAAGATATTTTATTACGACCACATAGTGAAACAAATTTCAATCCTTCTTATTTTAGAACTATTGTTCCTATGACACATCCGCTACCTAAGAAACCAGATCAATATGATTTCTTGGTGGAGTTTTATGATTTAAATAATAATATTGCAGAAACAATTTCTGTTAAAGAGAATATAGATTTTGTAGGGGCACCACAAAATATAGATGGTGAGGATAACTTACTTAGTGGTTCTTTGTTTATAGGAAATGCACAAGGTAGTGGTTTTGAGATGGCAGGAGCATCTTCTGCATATATGAGGTCTCTTACCTACGAGGGATTCGATAAAACTATCGCAAGTAGTAGTGGTGGATTTATGATATGGAGTGGTTCAGTCGGTGGACGATTATCTTCAAGTGAAGATTATGATGGTGTTGGATTAGAGATTGTAGATGCTCATGGTGCAACAGATAGATATTTAAAGTTTAGAACAAATCCAAGTACATTCCAAGTTGTAACTGATGATTTCTTTTTAGGACAGACGGATTCAACATTTGTTAGTGGTTCAAATGGAAACTTACATATAAGTTCAAGTAATTTTGAAGTACAACCTGATGGTGATGTTATTATGTCAGGTACAATTACTGCAACTGCTGGTAACATTGGTGATTGGACAATATCAGGTGGGGATATCGTTGGTGCTAATATTACTATGGATGCTGATAGTTCAAGAATTTATAAGACGGATGATAATGCTGACCTAACTGGTTATTATATGGACTTTACTCCAGGTTCAAATTATTATATACGATTTGGAACTAACTTTGCCGTATCTTCATCGGGTACACTTATTGCTGAAGGTGCAATAATTGAGGGTGTTTTAACATCATCAGAAGGTTTGATTGCTAATTGGACAATAGATTCAGATTCAATTTATAAACTTACTTCAGGTAAATATAGTGGACTATCTTCAACTGGAGATACTCGATTCTTTGGTGGAGCTTCATCATTAACAGCAACAGGAAGTGCACCATTTAATGTTAAGGCAACTGGAGATATAACGGGTTCAAGTGTATTATTTACTGGTGGTAAAATTGCTAACTTTACAATAGATGGACATAGTTTAACCACAACTGGTGTTGAGATTAATGATTCAACACAAACTCTTTTTATAAGTTCAAGTGCATTTAAAGTAAAACACGATGGTGAAGTAAGCGGTTCAGATGTATTATTTACTGGTGGTAAAGTTGGTGGATTTGAAATTGTTAGTGATGGATTAAGTTCTGTTAATGACTCATTTCAAGTTACAGGTTCAACAGGACAAGTTAGTGGTTCTCAAGTATATTTCGATGGTGGTAAAATTGGTGGATTTGTACTTACATCAACTGAATTATATAGTTTAGATAGTGGAACACCAGACTCTACTCCTGATACAGGTATCACAATAGATACAACAGGTGGTGGAAATAGTAAAGGTGTAATAAGAATTTATGACGGAACTACTGTAAATGCTGCTTTAGGTAATTGGACAAGTGGTAAATATGGTATTTATGCTCAAGAAGGTTTAATTGGTGGTTGGACTGTTACTTCAACCGAGTTATATAATTTAGCAAGTGGAACACCTGATTCATCCCCAGATACAGGTATGACAATAGATACAACAGGTGGTTCAAATAGTGCAGCAGTAGTACGAGTTTATGATGGAACTACTGTAAATGCCGCTTTAGGTAATTGGGCTAGTGGAAAATATGGTGTTTATGCAATTGAAGGAGATATTGGTGGATGGGTAATAGATTCCAATAGTATATATAAAAATAATATAGTATTAAGTTCTAACAATTCTATAATTTCTATTGGTGGTACTACTTTCGGAAGTGCTGGAATACAACTTCAATATGCAGATTCACAAGGTAAGTTTTATGCTGGTGATGGTTCTAATAATCATATACGATATAATGAAACTGGTGTTGATATAAAAACTGCTAAATTTGAATTAGATACACCAACTCTTGATATTAGTTCTACAAATAGAAGAATAACAATTTCCGATACAGACGGATCAACAGAGTATGTGAGAATTGGTGAAGTCTCTACAGACGCAAGTGATAAATATGGTATAAAAGTTTGGGATGGAACAGGAACAAATGATACTACAGATTTAATTGCAATGTTTGGTGAACAAGGAAATAAAATTGCTGGTTGGGAGATTACAGGAACTCAAATTAGAACTATACCAACTGCAGGATTAGGTGGATTATTTGCAGAAGGTGAAAATGGATTAATTATACATTCAAGTGGTAGATTGGAAAGTGCAGATTTTGCAACTAACTTAAAAGGTTGGAGAATTGATACATTAGGTAATGGTACAGCAGAATTTGAAAACGCAAGAATTAGAGGAACACTAAGAACTGCCGTGTTTGAAAAAGAAAGTGTGAATGTTGTTGGTGGACAATTAATGGTTGCAAACGCAACAACACTTGAACCATTGAGAAGTGGAAGTGTTATATTGGCTGGTAATTCAGGTTCTTCGGCTACCGATGTAACGATGAGTATGGCAAATATTAGTGGATTTGTTAAAGATGAAATTATAAAGGCTAAAAGGGTTGGACAAACTGGATTTAGTGTAGAGTATTTACAAGTAACGGGTTCTAAGAGATATTCCACAGACCCAGCATTAGCACATATTACTGGTTCACAAATAGACCCAGATGGATTAGCAGGAGAACTTTATGTTGGTAGGGGATATGGAACGATTACAAATATTTCATCATCAATTGGTACATTAGATGGTAATATATCTAATCCCGCTAAATATAGTACAAGTCAAAGTATTGTTTTGGATTTGGGTAGTAATACAGTTAATGTACAAGATGTAATAAAAATTGGTACTGAGAAATTTAAAATTATTTCTGGTTCGGTTACTGGGAATACTGGGGCTGATCAAACAGTTGAAGTATTAAGAGATTTTCATAATACAGACACAGGATCTCATTCTGATGGAGCAACTGTATTTAAAATAAATGGGGATAATGAATTCTTACAAGGATTGGTTTCAACTGCTGTATCATATAATGAAGGACAAGTTTTTGTATCGACTGGTAAATATGATGCTTCGGCAGATTTATCAAGTGGTTATATACTGATGAATGCTAATCCAAATGATATCTCGACACCATATATGGATATTGTTGAGAGAACTGGTAGTGGAGTTTATGATTTACAATTAAGAACAAGACTTGGTGATTTAAGTGGATTAAGTAGTGCTTATTTATATGGAGATGAAGAACCAGGATTTGGGTTATATACAGAAAATGGTTTCTTTAGAGGAACTCTACATGCAATGACAGGAAGTATTCATGGAATACTTAATGTGGCTACACAACAAGGTGGTATAGAAACTGGACAAAAAATTACTATTGGTAGAGGAGTAGATGGAACACACGATGGTTTTAGAATTAATAATAATAACTATTGGTTTACAACTGGTGAATTTCGTGCAGGTGATGCAACAAATTATTTTCATGTAAGTGGCACGGAAGCAAATATAGCAAGTAATATATCAATTAAAACAGATGACTTTAATATTGATACTTCAACATTTGATGTAAGTACAGATAATGGTGGTAAAGTTGCATTAGGAACTTTAACAGGTGTAAATCCATCAACAACTAATCGTGGGTTGTTTGCAAGTGGCAGTGGAGAAGTTTTAATAAAAGGTGGTACTGATAGTAGTAAAGATTATTTATTATTTAATGAATCTGGTATGACGATAAGTGTTGATGATATTGATATTACGGCTACCGAGTTTGATTTATCAAGTACTGGTTTAAAAATTGATAATGATCATATTCATTTAGGAACAATAACAACCGATACCGATGTAACTGGAGCTGGATTTTATGCAAGTAGTAGTGGAGTGTTTAGGGTTCAAGGTGATGCAGATAATTATCTAAGAATATCTGCAGGTGCAATGGATATTAAATCCGAAACTTTTAATTTAGATGCAACTACAGTTGTAATAGATTCTGCAACCAATAGTGGTAAGATAGCACTTGGAGCATCACCAAATTCGAGTATTGCAGGAACTGGTAAGGGTGTTTATATGGATGGAACTGGTGATTTCTTACTTTATGGAAGTGCTACTAATTTATTTAAATTTGACGCAGCTGGTACGGCTATTACTATGAAATCAGATACCTTTTCATTAACAGGAACTAATTTAGAATTATCAAATACCAAATTTAAAATGGGTACTGTAGCAGACGCAACTACAACTGCCACCACCAATAGTGGTTTCTATGTAGATAGTAGTGGAAACTTTTTAGTAAAAGGTAATACAAGTGGTGCAAATTATTTTAAAGTAACTGCAGGTGGTGCTATTGATGTGAATGCAACAACATTTAATCTAACCGCAAACACAAACGATTTAATTATAGATAGTGCTGGACATTATATATCATTAGCAGATGGAAATATAACACTTGATGGAACGAGTACTGGATTTTTTGAAATAGGTGGATTGACAAGTACTGCGGCCAGTCAAACTGCCAAAGGTGTATATTTTGAAGGTGATGGAGATTTTATTATAAAATCAAATACTACTGCTAATGAAAATTACATTCAAGGTGTAGGTGGAGATTTAATAATAAAGGCAGATGATATTGATATTACATCTACAACTTTTGATTTAAATGCAGGAAGTGGTAAACTTGTAATTGGAAGTTCAACACCAAGTATAGCATTAACTACCGCGGACGCTACATTTAGTGTCGGTTCAATCACATCCGATTCCGATACAACTGGTGCAGGTGTATTTATGGATGGAAATGGCCACTTTAGAGTTATTGGAGATGCTGATAATCAAATTATAGTTGATGGTGGGGATATGACTATTAAGTCGCAAGATTTAACTCTTTTATCAACATACTTTACTGCTTCATCAGATCATGGTGGATATATATCATTGCCCACTACAGCAAGTAATGCTGGTTATCCAGGAGATGATACATGGACTACACAAAATGGTGTATGGTTAAGTGGTAGTGGAGAATTTAATTTAAAACAAGATGGATCTAGATATATAAGACATATCAAGGGCCAAGGTATTGAAATGGCTTTTCCAAACTTCTCAGTTGATTCGGATGGAAATATGACTGCAAATAGTGCATCATTTATGGGAGATATACAAGCTAAATCAGGATTCTTTGGACAAAGTACTGGTTCGGGTTGGGTTATAGATGGTGCCACAATAAGAGATGATGATAGTCAAATTGTTATTGATGGTACATCTACTTCACCAAGTATTACGATTGTATCCCAAAGTTTTTCAGCAGAAATGGTACCAGATTTTACTCCTGGTTCAGTAATATTAGCAGGTGGTGGGTTAGCATATAATAGTGGAGTTCAAGGAATAGATTCAAGTCCAGAGGATACACAGACTGGAACAATTACCAATGGAAACAATTTTGCCACGGCCAATACGGTATTTCAAGGATTTACAGCTGTAACTGGTGGTACTTCATCCCCAATGACGGGATCTACAGCTTATGGTGGTATGAATGGTGGTGATCTTACTGGAGAGGCTACTGCAGCTTCATTAACAGGACCTGATAGAGTTTATAAGAGTTCGGTATCATTAGAACATAAAACTACAGTTTCAAGTAATGATATAAATGATTCAGGTATTAATAATTGGATGACACTTGGTGGTGCATCATATACATTAATTTTAAAACTTAGAAAAACTAATGGAACACCGAGTACTGTGTATGAAGAAACAATAAGTGGTGTCTATTTTACCGATTTTATGGGTGAAAGCTTTACAAGTGCAGGAACTGGACCTTATACTCATGAAATGGTGAAGTCATTTACAAGAACTGTGAATCATACTGTTGAAACAAATATGGATACATTCCAATGGGAAATTTCAGCTGCAAATACAACAAATGATAATCTTCGTGGAACTTATACAAATAGTAATATAGGTAATAAGCCTGGAACTGAATATTTAACACTTACAAGTTGTACAACAGGTATTACGGCGGCATCACACGCACCAAGTAATAAAAAGGTTGAGATTGCACCTTCTGGATTCCAAGCAGTATTTTTACAAGAATCCACTTTGGAACACGAGGACAATAGCTATTTCCGCGTAACACCAGCTGAAGATAAAACGGTTGATATACTGGGTAGTGCTGTTGTAACGGGCTCGTTAAAAATAAAAGAAATAGGTAGTACTGATTATGTAACTATTGATCCAAATGCTGCAGACGGTATAGCAACCAACAAAGATATTTTAGCAGAAAACATTCAAGGTACAAGGATTGAAGTTGGTGATACAACAAATTATTTTGTAAATGCTACTACTGGAACAAATGGAATATTGGTTACAACAGCTGGAACTCCTGATTTCTTATTTGCTGATAGTGGGGATTTCCATGCCGGCAGAGATATAATTGGATATTCAGCAGATAGTAATGTATCAGATATAAAATTTAAAGAAAATATTTTACCAATCCATGATGCTCTATTTAAAGTTAAACAATTGAGAGGGGTGGAGTTTGATTGGAAAAAATCATTTAATGATAATGGGCATGATATAGGATTTGTTGCTCAAGAAGTAGAAAAAATTGATGGTTTGGGTGTATTGGTTAAAGACAAGAAGAATTTCAAAACTGAAGAAGATATGAAAACACTTTCATATACAAAGGTTGTACCATTATTAGTAGAAGCTATAAAAGAACAACAGATTCAGATAGAAGAATTGCAATCTAAATTGGAGAAGTTAGATGGCAGTATCGGGTAGCGGTGAGATAAAATTAAGAGATATTTATAATGAACAGCAAGAGGCTACAGGAGAACCAAGTGCTAATACAAATATCTCTATGGATAGTCTTGCTGATTCTTATGGAGCTAATGCGGCAAGTACCGTTACATCTCGTGCAACTTTAAGTGGAGATGAAGATAAAATAACTGATTTTTATGGTGCAACTTTTCCAGGTACATTTGAAAATTTTGCATTATATCGAAATAGTTATGGTACAAATCAATTAGATGGTGTTGCAGCAGATGATGATAATTCTGTTATAGTTGAGGGAGAAACAATTGTTCCATATGCATCAACTACACAAGCTTTAGTAGGTGCTGAAAATGCAACATTTGAAATAATGACTATAGGTGGTTCATCACTTAGTTCAGTTCAATCTGATGATTCAACGGAATTTCCCGCCAATCAATACCGCGGTGCTGGAATCACACTTTCACCAGATAATGATACATATGATGGTACGAGTATGAAATTTAGAGTTTATGATACGAATAATACATTCAATGGTAATTTCGGTGATCAAGTCTTTAGATTTTATGATAATATAAATACCCATACTACTTCTCAAATCGGGCCATCAGGAAATACATCTGCTACTAAAGTAATGTATGTTGATGCTGCAGATGAAAGTGTTGGTGATATTGTTACAGTTCATACAACTACAGTTGGTACTATTAGATCATCATCGTATTCAAATGTTATTAATGAGAACGGAGATGGTGATAATATTAATTATACAGAAGGTTTAGAGGGTGCTTTCACAATTGGAAATACACCAGGAAAAATGACATTTTCATATACTCATTGGAATTATCCATATAGTACAACTTCTGGTGGTTCTCGTAATACAAGTACAAATACAGCAGTTCTTGATATACGATATAATAATGCAATTGATTCATTAGCAATAGATGACACAACAATAAATGTTTCATCGGTAGATGGTGCAAATAATGCTACTTTTACTTGTTATTCGGAAGGATATAGTGGAACACTTACGATTGGATATGATGATAATGCTACCGCAAGTGATACAACATATACTAATACAACTGAAGCAGTTAGTACATTATATGTGAGAGAATCCATAAGTAAAAATTTCACTATAAGTTCTGCAGGTACATATTATCCAAAAGCACATCATGGTGGAAATGCTGTAGTGGGTTCTTCATTTATAGTAGCTCCAGCACTTGCGTATACAACAACTAACAATCAAACAATAAATGTAAGTACAACTCAAGCTTTTGCAGCTTCAGTTTCAGCTGGTACTAATGCAAGTGTGGCAGTTACTTCAAGTCCAGATATTGGTAGTGGAACGACTACTGCCACAATGACACCACTTTTAAAAACTGGTGATTTTACAATAAGTTACGCTGGTACTGCAGATTATTTACCCAATAATGTGAATAATCAAACTGATATTTTATCTGTAGACCCAACTCTTAGTGTGTCTCTTGCAGATAATCAAGGTGGAAATAATTTTCCTATAAATGATGCTCATAGTGATACCATTACATCTGGTACACATGGTGTAAGTCCAACTGTATTCACACATACACCCACTGCGGTGGGAACTTTACAAAATGGAAATGCATTAGCTTATGCTTGGTCAGCAGCAAGTTCGAATTTTACTTATACGAGTGGCACCGTTTCAACTGCTGGAGCAGTTTCTTTTAAGAAGAATAGTTCAGGTACACTTTCACACTCATTAACCGTTACGGGAGATGATGATAGAACTGCAACAGATTCAAGTTCTGTAGTTTGTCAATCGGTAACAAAAACAGTTGCAGGGTCGACAAGTGATGTATTGAGAATAGGAACTACTTTTACGGTAACGAGTATTAGTACAGCATATACACAAACGGTAGCACTTTATCGTCAAAATTCGTTGGACGGTTGGGATAAAATAGCTAATGGAGTATCTGTTGCTAGTACTATAAATTTTTCTTTGACTGGTGATGCTTGGATTCCTGATGCAACTGCACGGGCCGTTAGGTTAGTGGATGATGATAATACTGGTATTTATGCTGCTTTGGGTAATTTTGCTATCTTGAATGTATTGCCTGTTATTAATGACTTTACTGCAACAGCATCAACCGTAATAGGTAGAATTGATTTAGCATGGACTACAACTAGCGCAACTACTGTAAGTATAAATCAAAGTGTGGGTTCACAAGGAAGTATGGATGGAAGTACTTCTAAAACTGGAATAGCTAATAATACATCAATGACATTTACTATAACGGCAGGAAATGCCAATAGTGAAACGGTAACGGCTACAGCTAGCGCAACAACTCTTAATCCAACTATAACTCTTGGTGCTCCTGATATTAGTTCATGGACTTGGGGAGATTCAGGAAATGTTACTTTAGTTGCACAGAAAAACTTTTCCAATGCACTTGATTGCCATATGGGTTATGATTTAACAACCGCTAGTGGAACAAGTGGTACTGAATTACAAACTATAACTGCAGGTAGTGGTACGGTTTCTACTAATTTTAATGTGGTTTTCGAAAAAAATAATTGGACTTATGCGAGTAGTTTAGGTAGTGCAATAACTGATTTTAGAGTAGGAAATTCATCTGCCGCATGGGTTGTACGAGAGAGTGCCGCAACCGTTAGTGATTTTGCTACACCAAATGATGCAACTAATCTTTCAGCAACAGGAACTTCTGGAACTGCAATATTCGTCAATTGGGATGATCCAAGCGGTACATTTACAGGAGTACAAGTTTATGGTGCACCAGAGAGTATTGGAGCTTCCCAACTGGGTTCAAATATTACTAATGGCCAAGCATCACAATATTCACATACGGGATTAAATGATTCTCAACCTTATGTTTATTATATAAGAGCATATTATAGTAGAACTGCTAATGGTGTAACAAGAACAAATTATAATAGTTCTGGTACTGTAACGGGTAATGTAATAGGTTGGACAACTGAAGTAGTTTATGGAAGTACAATGTCTCCAACGGGAGGAACTGGTTGGAGTGATAGTGGAGTAAGTTCAGCACAAGAAGATGCATACAACGGACAAGGTGGTAATAGCTCAACATTACATCATTTAACTTCACAAGTTTTAGGTACACATGATGTTACACTACACAGGACAGAAGATGGAACAATATGGGATGGTAATGATACATGGTTTAGTACAGGAGAAACCCCTGATGTACTTTATATAACTTCAGCTGGAGTGGCAACTGCAGCAACCTATATTGCAGGAGCAAATGCAAAACCAGATGCTCCAGCAAATGGTACGGCAACTGCAAATAGTACTTCACAAATCACATTAGGTTGGACTTGTGGTTCATCAATAGAAGATAGTTTTAAAATTTTTAGAAGTACATCAAGCTATCCAAGTACTTCTGGTACACTTATAGCAACAACAGCTGCAAATGCAACTTCATATGTTAATGCATCATTGGATGATAATGAACAATATTATTATTCAATATATTCTTATAATGGTACGACTTATTCAAGTGTTAGAGCAACTGCAACCGCAACAACACCAATATCACCAACAGTAGATAGTTTCTCAGCAGCTGCATCAGTTACTAATGGACAAATAGATATAACCTGGACAACATCAAATATTGGTCAAGTAACATTATATTCTTCAGCAAATAATGGAATGACGAGCGCATCCACCTTATTTGATTCTACAGCTTCATCAAAATATGATTGGACACATAATGATACAGGTTTGGGTAATAGTACAACACGATATTATCAATTACGAGTAATAGGTAATGGTGAAACTGTATATAGTTCCGTTATAAATGCTACTACAAATGCAGGAACCACAGCTTGGAGTAGTGTACCACCGGATTTTTCTATGGAGCATATTCCCTTTGCAACAGAATATTCAGCTGTAAAAACAATTACTTTAGCTAATGGAAGTGGAAATACAACTGTGAGTCAAACTGGTGGTGTACAAGTAGCATTGAGTACATCTGGAGATCCTGGAACAAGTGGTACTGGTAATAGTGGTACTGGGTTTGCAACCAGTAAGTCCATATCTCATACAACAGGAACACTTTATATGAGATTTAAATTCGAACATCCAAAAGCTGAAGGTAATTTTAATTCAGATGTAACAATTACAAATAATAGTGTAAGTAATACAGCTCTTGATATTGATGTTACTACTGCAGGTGGTTCGTAGGATGACTAATAAAGAAATATATGATGTTTATTATTCCACAGGTGGTGGTGATTTAGTTTATGGTGGTGCCGATTTATGGGTGAATCATTGGATTGAAAATGTTGCACCAAAATTAAAAGTAAAACCAGTGTTGGCAATTCATCGAAAGGCCCCAACAAATCCATTATCAATAGAACAAAAACGAGCATTTAAAAGTAGTGTTAAAAAAGGAACTGGTGGTAATGAGGGTAGAAAAATAAATGTATCGTTGAGAACTAATTTTAAAAAATCTTTAGAGAAAAGAGATAAGGTTTATAAAGAATTAGAAAAAACTAAATCTTGGGAAGAAGTAGTAGAGGATGATTTACAAGTAATTTATCAACCCGATGATGTGAAAAAATTTCGTGAAGTATTACGAGGAGCAAGACGAATAAATATTCTTCATGGATATTATACAAATAATCCAGATTTTATTGAGATGAAAGATAAAATATTTAGTAATGTGGTTCATGTTTGTATTGAGAATACATTTAAAGCACACACCATAATAGAAACAGAATCACAAATGACTTTTGGTATGGATAGAGAATGGGAAAATGAAATTAATAGTTATGCAAAACATCCTATATGGATTGGATTTAGTAAAACACCATTACATGATAAATTCAATATGAAAGATATTACTAACTTTTATGAATTTAAACATAATTTAGATGTGAGTGATGACAATACTATTGGATTTGCATCAAGAGTAGAGGCAAGAAAGTGTGTACACTATTTAACAGATTTAAAATCAGAAATCTGTACACGAACTGATGATTTATTTTGGTATAGAAAAAATTTAAATATGACATTTCCAAAATCAAAAGTATTTAAATACTCAAATGATACCATTGAGTTATTTTATAAGAAAAAGTGGGGAGTTGCACATGTTGCTCACTTATTAGAACCATTTGGATATGGGATATTTCAGGCATTAGATTTTGGAAAAATCCCTATTATTGCAAGTGATTGGTTGCCTGAATATAATTATCCATTTCGATGTCATGATAAAAAAGGATTTGAAAAGTGTTATAAAGAAATATGTGAACTTACAATTGAACAAAGACGAAAATATGTATTTGATTTCCGTGATTATTTAAGAAAATACGATAATAAAAAGAGATGGGCAAAAAATTTCACGGATTTATACAACTCATGATATTTATTATTGAATTAATTTAGGGAAAAAATAATGTCAACAGCAGCAGGACAAAACTTATCATTAGGAAAATTAAGACGAGCAATCGATGGAAACGATTCGTATACCGCCGAATTTGCTATGTCTACTGCCAAAGGTTCTTCAGCTACTGTTCAAATGAGTGAATTTTCTATTAGTTCAGTAGATAGTGTTAGTGGATATGCTTATTTATGGGAATCAACTGCAGAAACCTATACAATGAACTTTAGTAATGCAGGTGCTTTATTTTTATCAAAAATAGCAAGTAGAGATGAAAATTTTACTTGGTCGGATAATAGTTCGATTTTAAGTGTTGCAGGTGATTATACTGCTACAGTAACAGCGGGTGCAATTTCAAATGCAAATACTGGTACTGGAGCAGATGATGATTGGTATGCAGCGGGAACTAATAATGCAGCTGTAGCAGTTACAGGTTCATTTAATGAAGATGGACAAAGTAATGGATTTAATGATCATGCTACAAATTATAATACTAATTTATACAAAACACTTACCATTGTGGATAGTTATGGTGGTTCACCAAGTTGTTTATTAATTGGAACACCAATAGATATGGCAGATGGAACTATTAAAAATGTAGAAGATTTAGAAATTGGTGATGAAGTTTTATCAATGAATATGCCAGGTCAACTTGATGAGGATAATGATGATTGGAGAAGTTGTAGATTTTCTGATGAGAAAACAGAAACATTTACACAACATTCTGCAAGTGTTCAAGATATTAATTTTGATTTTGCTTACAATTATTGGGATATAAATGATGGAATGGAAAAAATTACAGGTGAACATGAAATGTTATATAAACCATTAAATGAAAATACTTGGATGTGGCAATTAGTTCCAAATATGAGAGTTGGTGCAAATGTAATGGATAAAAATGGAAATGAAGTTGAGATTACTTCTTTAGAAAATGTTGTAGATAATGATGAGGGGTTTGAAGTAGTTCAGATTGATGTTGAACCATTGGATGTATATTTTGGTCAAACATTCTTAGTACACAATAAAGGAAGTGATTCGAATCCATTCTAATAGTATAAAGGTTAATAACTAATAAAAGGTTTTATGAAAAATTCAATATTAAATTATGATTATATAATGAATTATATCACAACGAATGAAGGAGAAGAAGTTCCTTATCGTTGGAGTCATGGTGCAGATGATATGCATCTTGGAGATGGTATGATTGTTTATTCATTAATATACTTTCACAAATTTAAAAATTTAGTTTGTTTAGGTAGTGGTGGTGGATATATTCCACGAATAATGACACAAGCAAGGTATGATTTATCACAAGAGGGATTTTACAAAGAAGTAAGTATGGAATGGGGAGATAATGGAAGTACTTATATTGTAGATGCTTGTAATGGTTTTAACGGAGAGGTTGATTGGGCAGAAGAAGATAGTTTATTTAGAAGACATTTCCATCCAAAGTTTATAAAAGAAACTACAGAGAATGCATATCATAATTTTTTTGTAAAACAAGATATTAAAATAGATTATTTACATATAGATGCTGACCACACATTTGAGGGAGATAATTTTATAGAATTAGAAGGACATACGGGAGATGATTTATCAGGCCCAAGTGAATTTATTAAAACAATAGATAAAAGAAAATTTGAAGTATTTAATTTATTTAATCACGGAATTAGAAAAGATTTCCCAAGTTCTACAGGAATAACAATAGTGAGGAAAAAATGAATAAAAATAAACAGATAAATTTAGCATGGCTTCCATTTGGATATTCTTATTCTATGCCATTGTCTTTGGGATATGTGAAGGCTATTTTAAATAAGAATGATTATACAAATGTAAAAGTTTATGATATGAATCAAGACTTTTGGGTTAAGAACAATATGAAAGTTGGAAATACTCATTTCTATGATAGATATCAAACATTATTACAGAATGTAACAAGTTGGAATAATCCTGAAAATTATTATTCTAAAATACATACATTGAGTGGGGTTAAAGAATTAATAGATGAATATGCAGATATATTACTTACAGATAATCCAAAGATTGTAGGTTTTTGTTTATTCAATACAAATATATGGTTTACAATAGAAGTATGTAAAGTATTAAAAGTAAAGAATCCTGATGTAAAAATTATAGTTGGTGGGCCAGAAGCAACTGTAACATATCATGATAAAAATCATAAATTAAGAGAAGTTTTACAGGATGATATAATTGATGTAGTAGTATTTGGTGAAGGAGATATTACTGTTGTTGAAGTTTGTGATACTATTATGAAAGATGAATATGATTATGAAAATATTTTAGGAATTTTTTACAGAGGAAAGGATGGTGAAATTAAAAATACAATATGGCGACCATTTATTTCAGATATAGATACAGTTCCAATTCCAGATTATAGTGATATTGATTTTAGTAAGTATGAACAACCTGAAATACCAATAGTGATGAGTAGGGGTTGTAATTATGGTTGTATTTATTGTGGTGTGAAATTATATTGGGGGAAGGCTAAAGATTTTAGAAAAAGGTCAGCTCAAAATATAATGGATGAAATAATAAAATTGGAAAAAGATGGATGTTTCCCACCTGATAAATTTAATTTTGTTTCATTTAAGGCCGCATATATTAATACTGGTATGTCATTTAACGATGATACAATTTTAAATGATTTATGTGATTTATTAATTGAAAGATACGGTAAAAATGAAGTTCCATTTCAATGGGCTGGATATGCGAGAGTAGATAAGAATCTTACTCCAGAATTATGTAAAAAAATGTATTTAGCAGGATGTCATCATTTGACATTTGGTTTTGAAAGTGGTAGTGCACGAATAAATAAAGAAATGAGAAAAGGTTATAATTTTAAAGATTATAATAATGATTATGCAGTAAGTGTATTTAAAAATTGTATGGAAAATGGAGTTATGCCAGTATTGTTTTTAATTATTGGATATCCTACTGAAACAGAAGAAGATTTTCAAAAAACAATGAAATTTTTGAAAGATAGTAGAAAGTATATTGATGCAGTTTATTGTATGAGTACATTTATTTTAAGTAAGGAAATGATGAGTGAGGATCCAAAGTGGGGTAAAGAAAGATTTCATCTTCGGTCTGCAAGAGGTGGTGGTGGAGATATGGTAGAAGATTTACATGCCGTAGAATGGGAAAGTGAAGTTAATACTTATGAAGAAAGAGTACGAAGATTAGAAGAATTTAAAAAGTATTCAGAAGAAGTAGGTTTAACATCAATAACACCGAGATTGCCTGACGATGCTATTGCACAATCTACTCCAGATGGAACTCCATTACAAGTATTAGAAGAATAAGTATGGTATGAATATAAATTTAGTTACAGTATGTGGCCATAACACGACAATGTTATACCATATGTTACGACATTATAAACCAATTGTCAAGAACTTTTTTGTAAATATTTATGCAAGAAGACCCAATTATAAATGAGGCAACTTCTATATGTAATGAGTTAGATATAGAACCACACAAAGTTTGGATTGAAAAACCATTTAATTGGAAACGAGTTACAGAGATTTATAATGAAACCACATCATTAAAACCTGATGAGTGGTGGATAGTTGCGGATGATGATGAATTACAATTATATTCTAAACCAATAGAAGAAATTATAGATGAGTGTGAAGAAACTGGATATGAATTTGTAACTGGAGGATTTATAGATAGAATTGGAGAAAATGGAACATTTCCAAAAATTACTATGGAATCAAATATATGGAAAGAAATGCCAAATGCTGGATTCTTTCGTTATCCATTGAGTAAGGCAGAAGCAAATAAGGTTACATTATTAAAAGGTAAGCATAATGTAGTACCAGGTCAACATTTTATTGATTTTGGAAATGGAGAAACTTCGTGGGGAGATACACACCCATTAAGATATCCTACAAAAAAGAATTTTACACAAGTACACCATTTTAAATGGGATTACACAGTATTAGAACGATTAAAACAAGTAAGTACTTCTAAACTATCAGAGGCATTTTCAAATGAATATGCACTAATGTTAAAATCAATTCAAGATAGAGATTTCACAATTGATTTAAATGAACGAGAGTTTATGTTTGAAAGAATAGAAACACCAAATTATTCACAGTATAGAAAATGGAAAATTCTTACTGAAAAAATATTGAAGATTAAGGATTTATAATGATATTTATTATAAAGTTATAAGACTATAAGGAGTTATAAAATGGCTGAAAAATCAAAAACACCAGATGATTCACTACTCTTAGAAGAGAGAAAAGTAAAAGCATTAGAAAAGATTGCTAATGTTTTAGATGCTCTAACGATTTGGTTCGAAGAAATCGAGAAAAGTGAGTGGAGTGATAGATTACAATGGTATTTAGCAGAATACTATACTAAGTTTGTAGATGGTGAAAAACCAAAAGAAGAGAAAAAATAATGAAACTTGGTGTAATCGTTCCGTATAGAAAACGACCATCACATCTTCGTAAGTTTCAATTTGAAATTAAACAATATCTTAAAGATTATGATTATGAACTAATCGTGGTTGAACAAAATGATGATTTACCATTTAATCGTGGTAAGTTATTAAATATAGGTTTTAAAGTAGCATTAAGAAAACAATGTGATTATGTAGTGTTTCACGATGTAGATATGTTACCAGTTGATGTAGATTATTCTTATTCAGATGTTCCAATTCATCTTGCTACAAATTTCACAAATTCCAAAAGAGAAATATTTAAAACTTACTTCGGTGGAGTAACAATGTTTCCAAGTGGATTATTTAAAAAAGTCAATGGCTTTTCAAATGAATATTGGGGTTGGGGATTTGAAGATGATGATTTGTTAATGCGATTAACAGAACAAAATGTATTTACAGACTTTGAAATCTATGATGTTCCAAAGGAATCAACATCTGGCATTTATCTACACGGGGACGAAAGTTATGTTGAGTGTAATAATACAATAGACACAACAAAAGATTTCACATTTCACATTACATTTAAACCAGACGACATTATACCCGACTACGATAAAGACTTTGATGAATATTGCGTATTTAGTATTCCAGGTTGGGATACAACCATATCATACAATTCTTTCAATAGATATAAATTTGAATGTTGGGATATTGGAAAAGAGTGTTATCAAATTACATCAGGTTATGATTATCCAAAATTAACAAGGATTAGTGTAACTTACGATAAATCAAATAGATTATTGACTATGTATCAAGACGGAAAAGAAGTTGGATATAAAATTATATCAAGAAAATTATTAAATACTAAAAAAGAAAAATTTTATATCGGTATCGCTGATACAAGAGAAGATGATAGAAAAAGTTTTCGTGGGTTTGTAAGTGATTTTTGTTATTGGGATACTACTTTAGCTCAAAATGAAATAGATGAATTTGTTGAAAATCCAGGTATGGGTTATTTAACTGATATTGGACAATACAGTTCTTCAAGAAAATTAAAAGTATATTATGATTTTAAACATATTAAATTAAATAATCAATTTCAATATGAAAAGGGTAAAGTTATGAATTTAGTTAATGTGAGAAATTATGCTACCACATATAATTGTATTCCTAAATCACAACTTGAATTAGACCGTAAAAGAATAGCAATACCTGCTAGAAGAAAATCCACATTTGAAATGGTTTCTCATAAACCTGAGGGATATTTTGAAGGTGGATGGAAATCTAAATCAACTCGTTTAAATCAAATCAAATTTTATAATGAGGTGTTACAAAATAAAACTAATTTAGAAGAAGATGGATTGTCTACTTTGATATATAAAACCATTTCTAAAACAGAAGATAAAAAGTATACATTTTTATCAATTGAGAATTTAGAAGGTTATAAATAAATATGAAGTTAGGAATTTGTATTCCATATCGAGACATCGGTGATGGTGTTCGTAAACAACACTTGGACAAGTTAGTACCGCATTTAGAAAAGTTCCTTGGCGATAGGAATATAGACTTCAGATGTTACATTGGACACCAAGTTGACGAAAAGAAGTTTAATCGTAGTGGTACGAAGAATGTTGCATTCCTTGCTGCTAAAGAAGATGGGTGTGATTATGTAGCATTTCATGATGTGGATATGTTACCAAAAGATGATTGTGATTACTCACATCCTGGTGATACACCTAAACATATTGCAACTTATTTATCTCAATGGGATAATACATTAAGAGATATTCATTATTTTGGTGGAGTAGTGATATTCACTATAGAACAATTTGAAAAAGTAAATGGATATCAAACAGATTATTGGGGATGGGGATTTGAAGATGATGATTTATTTTGGAGATGTATTCAGAAAGGATATTTTAAACCAAGTTATATTGAATCTCCAGGTAATACTAAAGTTTTACAATTTGATGGAGAGGAAACTTATATAAAAATACCAATAACTAATAGTATAATGAATATTCCAAATAAAAGTTGTGAAATAGAAGCTATAGTTTATTCAGAAATAGAAAGTGAAGATAAAGAATTTTTAATTGGAAATGATATAGGACATTTAAAATATCCAATAGTATCAAGGAAAGGTTGGGATTTTGACATATCGTATAATAATTCTAAAGCATTTTCTTATTGTTTGTGGGGAGTTAAAAATGAATTAAATTATGGTTGGATGATGAGATATCCAAATCAATGGAGTAAAGTTAATTTTAAAGTAGATACATATGAGAGAAGTAGAACGATTACTATTAATGATGAGATATATAGTGAGAAATTTGGCCCACAAAAGTCAGTCTTACCATTTGAAGGTGATTTGAAAAGATATGGTACAACACCATTTTATATTGGAAAGAATCCACCAAATAAGTATGATCCAATGAGAGATAGAAATCGTCCATTTAAAGGTAAGATGTATTCGATAAAGATGTGGAATGATAAAAAAGAATTAGTATTACATTATGACATGAGTAAGTCTTGGAGAAGAGATAAATTATTAGATTTGAGTGGAAATGAAAATCATGGTGAGTTGGTAATTGGAAATGGAAAAATAACTAAAGATAATGTTCAGTTAGGAAAAACAATCACACCTGATAGAAGATGGGGAACAATGGAATGTATGTATCATGATGATGAGGGAATAGTGGACAATAAGTTTAAAGGAGACCCCGAACAAACTTATAAAAATGAAGTGGTTTATAAAAAAAGAATGCAAAAAGAAAAAATTAATATAGATAATAATGGATTAAGTGATATGAAATATAAGGTAGTTTCAACGGAAGTTGATATTTATAATAGACATAAGTTAATCAATGTGAGGTTTTAATGTCTGACGCAGTAAAAGAAAAAAATGAACTTTCAATTGAAAATGAACATTTCGTAAAAACAAAAAAGAAACTTGATAATATAGGTAAGGGTATGTGTTTAGCAAAATGGACACAAACAACCATACAATTACAAACAGGGCATACTCATAGTTGCCATCACCCTAAAACACATAAAGTTCCTTTAAAGGAATTAGATAGAAATCCGAGTGCTCTACACAACACTAAATTTAAAAAACAAAGACGAAAAGAGATGTTGAATGGTGCAAGACCTAAAGAGTGTGATTATTGTTGGAATGTCGAGGATACTTCAGATAGATTTTCAGATAGAGTTTTTAAATCACAAGAGAGTTGGTCATTGCCACACTTTGATGAGATAGCAAATTCTGATTGGAGAGAAGATTTTAATCCAAGATATGTAGAGGTTGCTTTTTCAAATGCTTGTAATTTTAAGTGTAGTTACTGTGCTCCCGCATACTCAACAAAGTGGTTTGAAGAAATAGAGACTCACGGTGCATATCCAACAACCGATGAGTTTAATTCTTTTAAGTATAATCAATTAGAAGATAAAATGCCCATCCCAGTTCGAGATGCAAATCCATATAAAGACGCATTTTGGAAATGGTGGCCCGAGTTATATCAAGATTTACATACATTTAGAATAACAGGTGGAGAACCATTATTAGCACCAGATACTTTTAAAGTATTGGATTACATTATAGATCATCCTAATCCAAATAAAAATTTACAATTTGCTGTAAATACTAATTTGGGTGGCCCTAAACAATTGATTGATAAATTTATTGAGAAGATAAAAAGAATAGAAGATGAAGAACGAGTTCGTGAACTTATTGTCTTTACTTCAGTTGAATCCTGGGGAAACCAAGCAGAATATATTAGACATGGTATGGATTTTAATTATTTTTGGGATAATGTAAATAGAATTCTGGAAAGTTCTTCAAAAGTAAATGTAACTAACATGGCAACTTACAATGCACTTTCAGTTCCTAATTATCATAAATTGATTAAAGGTATGTATGATTTAAAAATAAAGTTTGGTTCATCAGAGAGATATTGGAAATCTGCAGTATTTTTGGATTCAAGTTATTTACGATATCCAACACACCAAACCGTTCAAGTATTACCCGATGAATGGAATCAATATATATTGAAACATGCTCAGTTAGTTGATTACTATGGTGTTCCTTTATTTGATCATAATTATATCGGTTATTCTGATATAGAGATTCAAAAAATAAAAAGAATTTATGATTGGAAAATTGCAGACTGGGATGGTAAAGCAAAACAAGTAAAGGAACAACGATATAACTTCGGTAAATTCTTTAAAGAACATGACAAAAGAAGAGGAACTGATTTTTGTAAAACTTTTCCAGAGTTAGCTGATTTTTATCGTAAATGTTTGGAGATTAGATTATGATTACATTAGATGGTACACACGGTTGGGTTATAAGTTACACTAATAAGCATAACATTAGTGGTAAAGTAGTTGAGGATATTAATACTGGTAATTGGACATTTTGTACAAGTATTAAACCAGAATGGAATAAAGATAATCTTTTGATGAACATTGATGGTATAAATTATCGTGGTGGTGTATTATGTAGAAATGGAATGCATTCTGGTATATTTAATGTATTGTGGCAAACAGAAGATAAAAGTAAATGGTTAAAATCAATTAAAGGCGAAATTTGGTACGATACTCCTGGGGGAGAAACTGAGGTTGCTATCATGGAGTATAAAGTTAGAAATGAAGAATGGATTGATATTATATTAAGTTATGATAGAAAAAGTTCAAAATTAAAATTACAAGCTAGAGAAGAGGGCGAAATAAACTGGGATATTCAAGAAATTGACATTGATGGTGAGATAATAGATTATAGTGGTTCTCATGTTTGGATTGGGTGTGCGAATGGATTTGAGTCTTGTCCTGAACCACAATTTTATCAAGGACATATTAGATGTCTTGGAGTTTTTAATTCTGTATTGACAGAATCCGATAGAGATAAGTTTTATAACGAGTATCAAGATTTTAAGGGCATTCCAAAATATTTTAGGTCAAATGCACATAAACGACAAGTTTATAATTTTGAAAAGATGAATCCATTAGCCCTTACAAACTTTAAAACTACAACACCATATAAAGCATTTGATTTTAGTGGAAATGGAAACCATCCAATAATTTATAAAAGAGAGTGGGGAGTTTATTAATGAATCATATTGAAATTCATGTTAGAAGAAAGATAAATAGTAAAGATGTTTATCCGTATACTCATAATGAGGATAAAAGGACTTCTTTTTGGTTTGCTGTTGACCAATTTTTCCAAACGGTTCCCGAAAAAGTCGTTAACAATGATTGGTATGTCAAAAAAACATATAAAAATGAAGAATGCTGGAGAAATGAAAAAGAAATTTTAACCAAAATACAAAATTATTGGTGGGATAAATATGGAGATCTAAATCATAGTTTTAATACTCCATTTACTCCTGTTATTTTTAATAGTGATGAGAAGTCTCTTACGAATTATTTAACTTTTGTTGGTGTACCACTTAACCAAGTTAATAGGATTGAGGGTACAAATATTGATTTTGAAGTACAAATTGATAAAATTTTTAAATGTTTAAATAATTTACAGATATCTCCAACAGATGTATTAAAAGAACAAGAATTTTTATATAATTTAAATTTTAAAAGATTACATTTTTGTGATGCAGAATCATGGAAACAATATCCATCACAAACCGATAGTTTACTACAAAAGAATTTTGAATTAAAAGAGGGAATCGTAGAGTATCATAAGAGGTATTTTTCATATGATTATAAATAAAGTAATAGGTTTTGGAGATAGTTTTACTGCAGGTGAGGGGTGGAATTCAAACGAGGAATTAAGAATTATTAATAAAGATGATTCTATGTGGATAGACACAAGAATATCAACACCATCTGGAAAAGAGTGGTTAGTTTCTATTAAAGAACAACGAGATAAGTATAAGGAGTGGGAATTACCATTTCATTTAGCTAATGTTAAACATCCAAAAAATTTCCAATTAAATTTACCAAAACTTTTAGAATTAAGTAGAAGACATTCTTGGGTAAGACATTTAGCAGATAGTTTTGGAGTAGAATGGGAAAACTTTGGTTTGAGTGGTGAAAACAATTATAATATACTCAATACTATTTTTAAAAATAAATTACTTCTTAATGAAAATAGTTTAGTTGTTATAATGTGGAGTTCTTCATTAAGAGAGAAACTTCATTTTTTTCCTAAAGAAGAACAAGATTTTTTATTTTGGAGTAAAGATTTATTAGAAAAACAACCAGAAAGATTTATTGATAGTGGTGATGGATTTTGGAAAGAATATAGAAAATATTTTTTAGTTAATTTATACGATGAAGATTATTTTGAATATTTACAGTTAAATTATATTGAATTACTTTCAAAGTGGTTCGAGTGGAATAACATACCTTATGTTATGTGTAATGCATTTGAATCAATTATACCAAATAAAAGAAAATTTAAAAATTACTACAAACAAAATAGTTCTTTGTTTGAAGACTTGAGAAAAACAAATAAAACAGATATATGGCAAGATGAAACAACAGAAGTTCCTAAATATCATTCTTATTCACACCATCCTAATGAAAAGGGATATATGATAATATCTGATTTATTGAAAAACTTTATAGAAGAGAATAATATTTTATGATAGAAACATATCTTTATAATGAAGAAGATCCAAAATTTACATTGAAAAGATATTTTCATCGCGGATATCATATTCATGAGGATAATCGATATGATAATATACATAGGTATTTAAAAAAGTATAAAGACACTAAACAGAAAGTTTGTTTAATTATAAATGATTCTTATATTTTACCTTGTATGGAGTTGATTTTTAGAGAAAAATTAACATCTAAATATGAGCATATTATCGTTTATATGCCTGAGGCCTATTGGGATACTTTTAATGATTCTAAAACCTTACAGAATAAAATTGATAAAATAGATGATAGCGAAAAAATAACAATTATATTTAATTTTTTTTGTGATAGTCCATTTGATTTAAAAAATATAAATTATATAACAACAGTTGGGTGTTTTGGTTCAATAACAAAACTTTATTTAAATAGGTATAAATTTAAGTCTTTAAAAGAGAATTATAATAATATAAAATATAATGTTATATCTAAATTTGGTAGACCAAGTGGAGAAAAATTATTCGTATATGAAAAAGTTAAAGATTTTGATAACTTTATTTATAGTATAAATTCTGCAGATAAAGTTAGTTATTCGGATGTAGGTAATAATGTAGTAGTAAAAAAATTCCCATCAGAAATAAATGCTAAGAGAAATTTTAGATCAACAACATTACCAATGGAAGATTTTCAATCTGCATCTGAAATTGTAGTTGAGACAAGATTTTCAACATTTGAAGATGGTAAAAGGTTAGTTACCAATACAGAAAAAACTTTAAAGGGATTTATGTTTAAACGGCCTTTATTTTTATTTGCACAACCAGAATCATATCCATATTTAAAACAATATGGATTTAAATTTCCTAAATTCTTCGGATATGATAGTGGTAATGCAACACTATATAGGGGAGAATTAAAAACGGAACTTTTTAATATGATTGAAAAAGTTTGTAATATGAATACATCAGATTTATTAGATATGTTTATTGCGGAAGAAGATGTGTGGGAACATAATTATGATAATTTACATTCTTTTATAGAGTTACATGATAGTAGGATAGAAAATGTTTTTAAAAAAGTGGTATAAAATGTGTAGTATAGTATATTTATATATGAAGTCTTGTAGAGATAACACGGGTAACCAATCCTGAAAGTCCAAACCCTCTACAATGTAGACTATAAACATGGGTGGCATTTAAGTAGTTTTATTATACTAAATGCCTCTAATTAACTTGGAGGCTTTTTTTTTATGTTCAAAAGTAACATAACACAGTCAGATATATTACCAGAGGTAAGGGTTTTTGAACCAAAACCATTTCACGACTATCGTGGTGAGATGTGGTCATTTTGGGAATCAACATACGACACTCCAAAAGAAAAAATATCTAAATTTACTCGTTCTCGTAAGAATGTACTACGAGGATTACATGGCGATGATGTAACATGGAAACATATTAGTTGTGTGTGGGGTGAAATATATTTAGTTGTTGTGGATTATAGAGAAGATAGCCCAAATTATTTAAAGTGGGATAGTTTTTTAATATCAGATAGAAATCATAAAAGTGTTTTAGTTCCACCAAGTTTTTTAAATGGACATTTATGTTTATCAGACGAATGTTTATTTCATTATACACAATCTTATCCAAAAAAATATATTGATGCACCAGAGCAAATTTCAGTCAAATGGAACGACCCAATGTTAAAAATAGATTGGCCAATAGATAATCCAATATTAAGTGGGAGAGACAAATGAGTAAAGAAAGAAAATATTTACCAACAATAGAAGATTTAATTGATAGATTATCAATTTTTCAATTGAAAGAAGTTAAGATACCAGAACATAAAGAAAAGTATGCAAAAGATATACATGATATATTGAATGATATTGATATAATCTTAGATGAGAGTCCTGGTAAAGTTGATGCTAAATTACTTAGAGCAGTAATTGTATTAGCACAAATGAATGCACACATTTGGTATAATGAATCAGATGTAAGAAATGGTGTAAAGGGTAGTGATAATTTATTATTAACTCATGGGTTAAATGGAATTAGAAATACAGCAAAGAATTTTATTACTGATATCTTGGGTGGTAGAAAAGACCACAAGATAGATTGTTTAGCATCAGATTTCAAAGATTGGGAAGTAAGTTGGGAAGATGAAGTTTAAAGAAACAAGAGCTCGTTCTATACGAAAATCAATTGGTTGGAGAGTGATAGCATTCAGTAATTCTTGGGTGGTTTTATCATTTGGATTAACAGAAAAAGCATTTTGGAATGCTGTAATAATGAATCTTACAGGTATAGTTTTTTTCTATCTATACGAAAGATTTTGGAATAAAATAGATAGTGGGAAGTATAATGAAATATAATAAAATTTGGAATGAGTTCTATGAGGGTTATGGAAAAATATGATATTCAAAAAGGTTTTGATAAAGAGGGTTATATGATGAAAGGTTCGAGACCAATACCAGACAAACAATCTTATGAATTCATTAGAGATAATATAAATGGTAATTGTTTATATAAACCAAATTTAATTCAAGATTATTGTAATATATATTCAGAGTGGATACTATCATCTAAATTAAATAAGTTACATAATCTTGATAAATTTAAATCTAAAAAATTTGTACATGGTACTTCACAATCATTTGATTTTTTTTATTTAATGAATCACAAGAAAAGATTTAGAATATTTAAAGGTGATTTTATGTATCATCAAATTATGTTTAGAAGTGGGTATGATTGGAAATATATTGATGAGGAAGAAATTAAAAAAGATGATGTTGTAATATTTTCAGTTCCATTTTCAGATTTTGGTGATTTACATCCACAAACAGATATAGTATTAGATAGGTGTGATGAGTTAGGAGTTCCTGTTTTTATAGATTGTGCTTATATGGTTATGTCTCGTGATATAGAATTTGATTTTGATAGGAAATGTATTGTGGGAATTGCTTTTAGTTTAAGTAAAGGATTTTATGGAGCAGAACATTTACGAGTAGGTATACGATTTACAAGAGAAGATATAGATGATCCCGTAGATGTTTTTAATAGTTATGAAATGGTAAGCTATATTTCGTGTGATATTGGAATAAAATTATTTCAGAATTTTGAAACAGATTATATACAAAATAAATACCATGAAAAACAAATACAAGTATGTAGTGATTTGTTTATAGAACCAACCAATTGTGTAATATTTGGGATAACAGATGAAACACATTTAAAATTTGGTGATTATGATAGAGGAACAAGACGGCGAAGAGTTTGTATATCTAATTTAATAGGTGATATGAACCCATTAAAGATATGAGTAAATTACATATATTTGGTTGTTCACATTGTTACCCATCATGCGGCAGTAACAATTTTTGGGGAACTTTGTTAGCAGAAAAATTAAATTTGACTTTATGTTATAAAGTTGGAATTGTGTCTCGTGGGGCTAATTCTATTTTATTGGATTTACAAAAAAGAATTTTACTTGGAGAAATAAATAGGGGAGATGTGGCTATATGGAATACATCTTATTGTTTAAGAACAGATATTGTTGAACTTAATGGAGAAATACATGGAGAACAGTATCCAGTAAAGTATATTCCGAAAAGATTTTGGAAACCTACTAACTTACTTTTTAATAAATGGTATTTACAAACTGCTATGGGATATGAATTATTAAAATTAAAAGGAATAGAAACATATCAATGGGTTTTAGACCCTTTAAAAACTTTACAAAATATGCAACATAGGTTTGGATCCTCAAATATAAATGGGTCGTATACAACTGATTCAATATCAAAATTGGAAACGACAATACCAGCGGAACAAAAGTATATTAATAAATGGGAAAATTTAATACAACTTCCACTTTCTGAACATAAAGAAATTGATTGTTGGTCAAAATGGATTGAAGCACATAGTCTTAATCCAGATGATTTGCATTTAGATAAAAGTGGGCATTTAAAATTTACAAATATATTTTATGATCAGATAGTGAAATATAGAGAGAAAAATAATGATAAAAAATTTAGATAAATATAAAAAGGTACGAGATGTTAACTTAACTATTGATAATTTAATTGATTTTGAAAGTGATATAGTTAAACATTGGGAAGGTGGAGATATTCATGCTCCAGTACATCTATCAAATGGAAATGAAGAACAAGTGATTGAAATATTTTCTCGTATTAGTTATGATGATCATATTTTTTCAACCTGGCGTTCACATTATCATGCATTGTGTCATGGTATATCTCCTGTTTGGGTGAAGAATGAAGTTTTAGAGGGAAGGTCTATTACAATTTGTAATCTTGACCACAATTTTTATTCATCAGCAATCGTTACGGGTATATTACCAATCGCTCTCGGAACTGCCATTGGATTAAAGAAACAAAAATCAAAACAAAAAGTGTGGTGTTTTGTTGGTGATATGACTTTTGAAACAGGTATTTTTTATGAGTGTCATAAATATGCACGAAATTTTGATTTACCTTTATATTTTGTGGTTGAGGATAACGGAGTTTCCACACAAACACCAACGAAGGCAACTTGGAATAAAAAAAGAGATATACCAGATGATGTAATTTATTATAATTATGAATCTAAATATCCACACTACGGGACGGGCAAATGGGTAATATTTTAAATTTTATTTTTGAAGATATAAAAAATCCGAATGGATATGGTACACGCGAATGGCAAGCTTCCGCTATATACAATTGGATTAAAGATAGATTAATTCATCACAATTTATCTATAAATAATAATATTGCATGTACATCAAATTATGAAATAAGAGAAGATTGTAATAATATATTTTTATTGGAATGCACTCATGAATTGAGAGATTTGTGGTGTACAGAAAGAGTTTCAACTTCTAAAACAATATATAATACTTTTCCTGATAAGTTTAAAAAATTAATACAAAGTGGTAAAGTAAAATTATTAATAGCTTGCGTATCAGAAGCAACTACAAATTTGGATCACTTTGAGGTTGAAGTTGAAAAATTTTGTAAAGTTCATTCTATTCCAATTGATTCTTTACTTTTTACTGATGGAAATATGTTAATTGAAAAATGTAAAAAAATAAAAGGATTTTATACACCACATTTTATTTATGATTGTTCTGCTAATATATCACAGTTAATTAAAAAGAGAATTAAGTTTTATGAATTTAGTCCAACACTTCCAACTATTAGTGAATCTGAAAATAAATTAGATAGGGATTATTACTTTTTAAGTTTGAATAAAAATTGGAGAGATCATAGAGCTTTATTAGGATGTTATTTTATAGAAAAAAATGATGATAGAATTTTGTGGAGTTTTTGTTGTAGACAAGGTGAACATATTGATACTCAATTATTACCCAGACATAAATTATTATATAATAATAATGTGAGAGAGTTGAATAGACTGATACCAAAATTAATAATACCACGAGAAATAGAGAAATTGGAAGAGTTGAAGAAAATTCCAGATGTTACTCAAAGGTATCTTATAGATAAAGTATCTGATTTTGCACATTCATATCTTGGTTCACATGATAGGGAATTATATTTAAATTCTTATTTTCAAATTGTAACAGAAACCGAATTCCCAAATAGTGGTACTATTTTCTTTACAGAAAAAATTATGAAACCATTAATGAATTTACAACCATTTATAGTTATAACTTCAAGTGGATTTATAAAATCACTTAAATCATTGGGATTCAAAACATATGATGGATTATTTGATGAAAGTTATGATGATATTGAAAATAGGTGGGAGAGATTTGATTTTATAATAAAAGAGATTGATAAAATTTTATCAAAATCTCCAGAAGAAGTGCGAGATTTATATGAAAAATATTTTGAAATTTGTGTTTATAATAGAAATCATTTAATACAAAATTTTAATTTAGGTCATTCAAAACATTATGATAAATTATGTGAAGAAATTTTAGGAGAAATACAATGAGTAAAAAAGTATTAATTACAGGTGCAGTTGGTATGGTAGGACAGTATCTTGTTAAGAAATGTGTTGATAGGGGATATTTTGTTAGAGCAACTGATATTAGAGATAATGATGTATTTGCAAATATTTGTAAAAGTCATCACGGACAATTTGAGTTTGTAAAAGCAGACTTGAGAAATTTTAGTGAGAGTAAAGAAGTAGTAAAGGATATGGATGTAGTATTTCATGTTGCAGGAGTTAAAGGTTCACCAAAAAGAGCTATGGAACAACCAAATGATTACTTCACACCAATTTTACAATTTAATACTAATATGATGGAAGCTGCAAGGTTAGAAGAAGTTGAGTGGTATGTTTATACAAGTACAAATGGAGTTTATGCACCAGCGGATAGAATGAGAGAAGATGATGTGTGGAAATCATTTCCATCCGATAATGATAAATTTGCAGGATGGGCAAAGAGGATAGGAGAACTACAGGCAGAATGTTATAAAGTACATTATGGATTAGAAAATATTTCTATTGTTAGGCCCGCTAATATTTATGGTAGAGGTGATAACTTTGGTAAAGATTCTATGGTAATTCCATCAATCATAAAAAGAATATGTGATGGGGAGAATCCATTAGTATGTTGGGGTGATGGTACACCAACAAGAGATTTTATTCATGCAAGTGATATTGCCGATGGAATGTTATTATGTTATGATAAAAAAATAACAGAACCTATTAATTTAGGAAGTGGTAATGGATTTACAATTAAAAAATTAGTAGAAACTATTGCAGAAGTTTATGGAAAAGATGTTCCAATTGAATGGGATTCAACTAAACCAAATGGTGATCCTATTAGATTGATGGATACTACAAGAGCTAATGGTTATGGGTTTTATACAAAAGTAAAATTGCGAGATGGAATTAAAGAAGTTATGGAGTATTATAATGAAAAATAAGGCTTATTTTTATGGAAGTTCATTTACTTGGGGGCATGGATTATGGTTATTTGATTTTGATGGATATCATAAAGAAATTTTTAATAGACCCGATTTTGATTGGAATAACATATTATTGCCTCGTTTGGATATATGGGAATCTGATATAAAACACTTCGATCCCCGCGGTGGAGAACGGGGACATTCGAGAGAATGGAAATCAAGAAAGTTTGGCAGGGAGAATAGAGTTTCTAAATTACTTTCTAATCATTATGGGTTAGAGGAAGTAAATAGGGCTAAATCTGGAGGACTCATAGCAGAAACCGTAATAATGATGAATGAAGAAAAAAATTGGGAAAATGTAGGACTTCTATCTATTGAGTTTTATGGAGTTGGAAGATATAAATCTGTAACAACATCCGCTAGCGAAACGGTAACACTAACACCTACAGAGATTGAGGATTATATCGAGAATTCAGAGGATGATTATTGGCCAGAAATATTAAAAAATTGGGTGATTAATTTTGATTATGATTTTGAACTTAAAACTCAATTACAAAAATTAGAAGAACAATTAGAGAAAATGGAAAAATTTAATATACCAACTGTTATACATTTTTGGGAGTCTTATGATATAGTAGATATAAAAAATATAATATTAGATTATCCATTAGTAGATAAATATACTATGAATAAAGATGAGAGCATTAAAGAATGGGCAAAAAATAGATATCAAATTCATGATGAACATCCATACTATAATAAAAGTATAGGTAAAAGAGATGAACACTTGGGAGTAAAAGGACATAAAGAATTATTTAAAAGAATTAAAAATTATTTAGGAGAAATTTGAAGATGAAAAAAATATTATTGGGAGAAGGATGTAGTTGGACTGCTGGTTCTATTATTGATCCAAAATTAGAAGGAATTACTTCTGATGTTATGGATAGAAGGAATACAGATTACAGACTACCAAAAATGTGGCCTGATAAATTGGGGAAGTTATTAAATGTGAGAGTTAAAAATGATGGTCATGCTGGATCATCAAATGATTCTATAGTTAGGCGTACAATAGAAAATGTTTTAATTCTTTTAGAAGAATATAAACCTGAAAATATATTTGTTATAATAGGATGGACATCACCCGAAAGAAAAGATTTTTATTTTAAAGATTTGTTGAATACAAGAGATAGGGGCCATTGGAAGTCATTATACCCTGCCCAATTAATAGAAGATATTGAAAATATGGAGCATGTGGATTTGAAAAAATTTTTCACTCTATATACACAGTATTTTTGGAATGAGGAAGAATATTTAAGTCGGTATATTAATCAAAATATATTTTTACATTATTTTTTAGAACAACATAATGTAAGTCATATATTTTATAATGGATTTTATGATAGGTTGGAGAATATCGAGTCTGAATTTAGTTTTGATGCTTCAAAAGGAGATTTAACTAAAAGACACATTCTTAAAGCTTTAACTACAGGTATTCATGGTGGGAATTCTCAGACTCCATATATGAAAAAAGCTGCAGAAGAATTTTTTAGAATTGAAAATAAAGTTTTTAAGGATATTACATTTAGGAAATTTATAATGGATATTGATATTAGAGAACTTGAAAAGAAGAAGGGGTTGAAACCTTTCGAGATGAGAAGAGAAGATCATAATGTTAGTAATTATGCAGAACAAAGTGATGATGATAAATTTTTATATGATGGCCATCCAAGTTCACTTGGGCATCAACTTTGGGCAGAAGAATTATATAAGGATATTCCAGATGAATGGAAACAGGAGAAATAATAATGTATGAATTTTTAGGTAATTGGGATTTTGATTTTGAGATAAAGTATGATAATTTTAAGGAATGGAGAAATCATAATGCCTCAAAAAATAGAGTGATTGATAAATACTCTCAAAAACAAATTGACTTAAAAATGCCAACAGAAATTATAAAGGCATTTAGGGAAGATTTTCCAGATTATATTGAAGAATATTTAGGAAAGTTTAATATGGATATAGTAAATTCTAATTTTCATATACAACGACCAGGAAATTTTGTTCCACCGCATGTTGACAATTATTTGTATTTAAAAGAGAATAAGGATACTAAAGGAGAACCGAATCGTATAATGGTGTTTATGAGTGATTGGAGTTTTGGACAAGTTTTTATGGTAGGAGATTCAATTATTACAAATTGGAAAAAAGGTGATGCATATATGATGGATGATTCAATATTACATATGACATCAAATGGTTCATATGAGGATAAATTAACTTTAATTATGACTGGATATAAGAAGTAAGATGGATCATAATAGAATAAATTATTATAAAAACGGAGTTGTTGTGATTGATGATTTTTTACCTACTGATGTTTATAATGAGATGGTAGATATTTTTTATAAAGGGGAATATGTAGAAATTGCACAATCATTTGATGATAGATATGAGTTGTGGAAAACTGATGATAAGAATTTCCCATCGACAGATGAAGTATATACAAATCATTTTTGGGGAAGTCCAGAAATTTCTCATAATCCAAATGTTTTGGATATGTATGGAGATTATATAAAACCTGTAATACAATCTATAACAATGGGAGAATCTGGAAAAGGTAGACACCAATCAACAAAGTATCATAATAATTCTAAAGATTTTTTAAGAACACATATAGATGATTATATGGGTTATATTGGATATGTGATGCATTTTCAAAAAGAAACATGGAAATATGATTGGGGTGGATTATTACAGATGGTTAAAGATGGTGAAATTAAAACTATTTTACCACAACCAAATAGGTTGGTAGTTCATAATCATTCACTTGGAATGCCACATTGGGTTACTCCAGTTAATTCTTGGGCAAAAGAAGATAGATATACTCTTACTGGATTTTGTATTAAGAAAGATGATGAGATACCTAAAACTTGGGAGAGTAGAAATGATTATTCTATATATTAAGGAGATGAAAAATGTTTAAAGATAAAAAAGTAGTAGTAACAGGGGGAAGTGGTTTTATTGGAACACACTTTATAGAGGAGTTATTAGATAGAGGTGCGTTAGTAAAAACTCATACTCACGAATCACCTTTAAAAATAAAAGATAGTAGAATTGAAGTATTAGAAAATATTAATTTAGAAAAGTTAGAGGATGCACTTATATTAATTGAGGGGGCTGATTATGTAATACACGCTGCTGGATACATTGGACACCCATCGGACATTGCTACAGATTTTCAAATAGCATTGAATCAGATAACTGTAATTACAAATGTTTTAGAGGCTTCTTATAAATCAAATGTTAAGGGATTTTTAGATTTAAATAGTTCTACAGGTTATCCTGATAGACGATATCCAATTACAGAAGATGAATATTGGGATGGAGAACCATATATTTCTTATTATGGATATGGTTGGATGAGAAGATATAGAGAAAAAGTTATGGAACACGCTTCACATTTATCTGATATGAAAATTGGTATTGCAAGAGGAACTGCAATATTTGGGCCACATGATAACTTTAATTTAAAAACTTGTCATGTTGTACCAGCATTGATAAAAAGAGTATTAAGTGGAGAGAATCCTTTTGTGGTTTGGGGAAGTCCTGATGTAGTTAGAGATTTTCTTTATGTAAAAGATGTAATTAAAGGTTGTTTATTGGTATTAGAAAAGGGGGAATCTATGAAACCATATAATGTTGGTTATGGTTCTACTGTAACTATTGGGGAAATTGTGGATGTTATTTTAAAGACAACTGGTAAAACACCAAATGTAGAATGGGATAATTCTAAACCTACTACTATTCCATTTAGAATGGTAAGTACTGAAAGAATTACGAAAGAACTTGGATTTAAACCAGATTATACTTTCGAAGAGGGTATGAAAGAAACAGTTGAATGGTATAAAGAGAATGATGATGATTATGTAGAAGATTACAGTTATAGTTGTTATCCATCATGGGAAAGATCACTCAAGGAAAACAAAAAATGAAAATACTAATAACAGGTGGAGCAGGATATTTAGGTTCAGTAATAACAAGAAACTTATTAAAAAATCATGAAGTAATAGTATATGATAATTTGATGTATAATCAAACATCATTAGTTGATTTATGTCATCACAAAAATTTTATATACCATTATGGAGATGTTCGTGAGTGGAGTAAATTAAAATATATAATGGAAGAAGTTGATGTTATTATTCCATTAGCAGCATTGGTTGGATTTCCAAGTTGTGAAAAGGATAAAGAATTAGCAACAAGTATCAATACAACTCAAATAAAAAATATAGTTGATATGTTAACACCAGATCAAAGGATTTTATATCCAAATACGAATAGTGGTTATGGAAGTAGAGTAGATGGTATGGTAGATGAAACAAATTCATTAACACCAATTACACATTATGGAGTAACTAAATGTGAAGCAGAAGATTATATTATGAAAGAAAGTAATGGAATAGTTTTCAGATTAGCAACTGTATTTGGTGTGTCGAGTCGTATGAGATTAGATTTATTGGTAAATGAATTTGTATATAAATTATTAACCGATAGATATATTACATTATTTGAACACGAATTTGTTAGAAACTTTATTCATATACAAGATGTAAGTTCTGCGTTTGAGTTTATGATTGATAATTATGATAAATATCAAGGGCAGATATTCAATGTAGGATTATCAGATACTAATATTAATAAGAAAGAATTAGTTGAAAGAATTCAAAAACAAATATCAAATACTTCTGTTACTTATTCTGATTATTATGAAGATCCAGATAAAAGAAATTATATTGTTAGTAATAAAAAAATAGAATTAACAGGTTGGAAACCACAATATAGTATTGATGATGGAATTACAGAATTGATACAAGCATACAAAATGATAGTTCCACAAGAGAGTTCAAGATATAGAAATGCATTTCCATTAACTTATGGAATCGGAACATAATGAAACCAGATTTAAAATCTACTTTACCATCAGAATATGTAAGATTATAATATAAGGAGATTATAGATGGAAAATACAATTTATAAAGATGAATTAACAAAGTCAATGAATTATTTGGCATCACAAGATAATACAATATTTGTAGGACAACAAATTGTATATAAGGGAAATCCAATGTCAACAACGATTGAAGAAGTTCCAAAAGAAAGAATGATAGAAACACCTGTACTCGAAGAAGTACAGTTAGGAATGTCAACGGGACTTTCAATAACAGGAATGTGTGTTGTTAGTTTTTATCCAAGATGGGATTTTTTACTTTGTGCCAGTAATCAATTAGCTACACACTTGGATAATTTTAAAGAAATGACTAATCAAGATGCTCATGTAATTATTAGAGTAGGTAAAGGCAGTGATGATCCACTGGATCCAGGTGTACAGCATAAAGGAGATTATAGTGAGGCTTTTAGAAAAATTTTAAAAAATATAGAAATTATTAATTTTGATTCACATGAAAATATTTATGAAACTTATGTTAATGCTTATAAAAATGGAAAACCAATTATTTTGGTAGAATATCCTGAAAAATATTATGAATAAAATTATTTTATTATATGATAAAGTAAACAAACCAAATTTAAATGATATTGGATATAGGAATAGACGACATAAATGCGAATGTTCTTCTGCTCCATTGGACTGTGAAAGACATACTCAAGTATTTCAGTCTGGTATATCCGATAAATTTCTATGTAATATAATAGATAAAGTTAAAGATTTTGATTCAGATACTCTCTATTGTTATCCATTAGAACATTTTGGAACTTTATCGAAAGCTGTTTCAATAAAAAGATATTCTTTAATAAAAAATTTATCTGATGATATTGTAAATAAACTTAATACTATAGATAATTTTGTTTTATTTATTGTTAATTTATATGAATGTTCGATAAATAAGAGAAATTTTAGAATATTACATAAACATTTAGAAGAACGGGGTATTAATCCAGAAAAGGTAGTATGTGGACAATATAGTAATGGTCATATTTTAGATTGGTATGATGAGATATGTAGAAATAAACAAATTAAAAAGAAAATAAAATTTGCATTTTGTGATTATCCATTGGTTAGGAAAGCAAAAGAGGCGGTTGAAAATAATTTTTATAACAATATTGATTTTTTAACTGTGAAGAGAAAGAAAAAAGTATTATGTTATAATAGAAGAGTAACGAAACCACATAGGATGTTATTTTTAATATTAGTGGAACGAGATAAGTTATTTGATGATAATTTAATATCATTTAATTTTAAATTTCAGGAGGAGAGACATCAACTTTATTCTAAAAAAAGTGGATTTGAACCATATGGTGAGTGGGATCAAAAATTATTTATAGATAAAAGAAAGTATAGTAATATTTTTGAAAAATTATTAAAGAGGGAAAAAAATATTATTGATTGTGAAAATTTTGATGAGGTTAATGGATTTGGGTATGAATATCCAGAAACTTATAAAAATTCTTATGTTAGTTTTGTTACTGAAAGTTCAAACTTTGATCCATATTCTTATATAACTGAAAAATCATTTAAACCATTTTGTCATTTTCATCCTTTTATTGTTTCGGGAAGTTATTTGACACTTAGTAAATTAAGAAAGTTTGGATTTAAAACTTTTGATAAGTGGTGGGATGAGAGTTATGATGAAGAGCCAAATCATAATATTAGATTTAAAAAAGCATATGATATTTTTTTACAATTGAATAAAATGACATTAGATGAATTGCATAATATGTATTTGGAAATGATTCCTATTTTGAAACATAATTATAATTTAATGCTAGATTATGGAAAAAGTGAAGAAAACTTTTGGATTGATTATAAAAAAAGGATTATTAATAATTATGTATGATGAAGTAACAGCTGAACCTTGTTCATTTTGTAATTTTTGGTTATATAACGAGGAAGTTTTAAAATTAAATGAACCAGATAATATAAAAAAATTATTAATGGATATATTCTCTCATCCACTTATAACTGGTAATAATGAATATTGGCTGAAGAGGCCACTATTTTTCCAAAGTGAAGGTCGCGAATTACGAATCTATGATGGTGGATGTATTGTTCATCCAAGCGACTACCAGCCTGGTTCAGGAGATAGTGGTGATAAGTTGGAAGATTGTGTTAATGGAGTTTTATACATAATAAAATTTTTACAAAAATACAAACCCAAACGAATTTTAGAAATTGGTATGAATGCAGGTGCATTTTCAATTATAGCAAAAGTAGTTTTGGACGATGTAAAAATATTTACTGTAGAACGAGTTGAAGGATTTTTAATACGAAGAGATCAAATAAATGAATATTTTGGAGAAGAGTTGATAACTTTATATCATGGTGATAGCAGTGATCCAGAATTTAAAAAATGGGTAAGTGAACATGCACCATATGAATTAGCTTGGATAGATGGTTGTCATGATGAATTTCATTCTACAAATGATATAGAAACGGCTATAAATAATAATATTGATATTATTGCTTGTGATGACTGTGGTAAAGATTTACATACTGAAGTTTGGAAAAGTGTAGAAAAACTTCAAAATGTAATAAAAGTTATAGGAGAAAATAAGAGAAGAAGTAGGGATGATGGGATTCCCTATACTTCACAAGGGGCAATTACACTCTGTGAGATTATAAAATGATTGATGATTTTACTTTTATTGAGATTGAAATATTTTCTTACTGTAACAGAAAGTGTTGGTTTTGTCCAAACTCCTTTATAGATAGGAAAAGTGAAAATCTAATAATGTCTGAGGAAAAATATTTAAGTATCTTACAACAATTAAAAGATATGAATTTTGAAGGTGAGATAGCTTATAGTAGATATAACGAACCTTTATCTCATAAAGATATTTTTATAAAAAGATTAGAGCAAGCTAGAGAATACTTACCAAAAGCAAAATTAAGAACCAACTCAAATGGTGATTATGTTACAAAAGATTACATAATTGATTTAGAAAGAGCAGGATTAGATGAATTATTTATTCAACAATATTTAAAAAATAATGAAATCTATAATCACACCAGAGTTAAAAAAGAAATAAAAAGAAAATTAGATAAAGTTGGATTACCTTATAAATTACTATACGATTATGAAGATAGAAAAATTGAATATGATTTATCTTATAAAGATATGACTGTTCATATTAGGGGGAGAAACTTTACATATGATGGAAGTAGTAGAGGTGAAACAGTACCTTTAGCAGTAGATTATGTTAGAACTGAAAGATGTTTAAAACCATTTACTTCAATGTATATTGATTACAATGGTAGCGTAATGATATGTTGTAATCTCCGCTCAGATATAAAACAACATGATATCGGATATATGGGTAACTCATTTGAAACACCAATAAAAGAAATTTGGAATGGTGATAGATATTTAAGTTGGAGAAACCACCACCAGTCCAATGGATCAAAAGAAGGTGCATGTAGAAGTTGTAAAATAGGATTATGAAAACAGTAAAGTTTTATAAATTAGAAAATAAAGTAAGTATATTATTACCAACGGACTGGCTTTTGGGTAATTCTGGGTTTCCTATAATAAGAACCGAAGAACATTGTAACAATTACGGACCACTACATATTACCAATAACAGTTTAGAGTTACTTAATGTTAAAGATGCCGATAAAGACCGTACATATGATTATTTAATTATAAGTGGGTATGATGAAGAGCTTATACATAGTGTAAAATCGGAAGCATATGAAAATATAAAAGTAAAAGAGATATTGGTATCTCATCCAGGTGAATATACTACAGCTAAAGAGTTAGAAAGATTTGGAAATTGGTTAGTTAACAACAACATACAATATAATAGAAAAAAAGTAATACTATCTGTTGATGAGTATATAGAAGAAACATATGGTTGGGAAATATTCAAATATCCATTTTCAGCATTAAGATTTTTTTGTGGAAAACACAACTCTACATTCCAACCATTTGGTGCGGATAATCATGTGTATATGGGTGTACCATTTAGTCAAAAGCGTAAACCAAAGCTATTTAATTGTTTGATGAATGCTAGTAGGCGGGGTAGACTACATTTAGCTCAAGCATTAGTAGATGCAGAAATCTTAAAACATGGTACTGCATTTTGGCATAATATGGAATGGGAAGATGAAACAATACAAACATATGGTGAACATTGGATTGACCCATATTGGGCTAATGATGGTGATAGGTTTAGATTCCACCCAGCTCATGCAAATAACGCATACATAGAAGTACAATGTGAATCTCACATATATCCAAACTCTAAATTTGTTACTGAAAAATCTTCTAAACCTTTTATGGGATTACAATTTCCATTCTTTTTTGCACAACCAAATTATTATCAGTATTTTAGAGATTGGGGATTTGATATGTTTGATGATATATTTGACCATTCATACGATACGCTGGAAATAAACACAAATGAACAATTACACTATAAAGCAAAAGTATTTGTTAATGAATTAAAAAAGACAGCTGAATTAGATATGCATGAATTATATATTGAAAATAGAGATAGATTACTACACAATCAAAAGAGATTATTTCAATTAGTTCACATTGATAATGATAGAGAATTTGCTTTGGGTAAATTTATATTTGAGGATAATATAAATAAAAATAATACTTTCACAAAAAAAGTTCCTCAATAATTTTGTTTGTGAAGAAATATAAAGGAGATATAAATGAACATATTTAAATTGTTAAAAGAGAAATTAAGACAATTTCGATTAAATAGAAAATATAAAGAGAAGATTAAGGAACTTAAAAAACGAGATCCTTTTATCTATAAATAAAAAATGAAAAAACTTTATATAAATGGAAGTAGTATAACTTCAGGATGGCCATTAAATAGAAAAAGTATAATTGATTTATATCATGAACACTATAAAATAGAAAAGTGGGCAGATGGAGATTCAGATGATGTAATGGAATCTGAATCAAATAGGTTAGTTAATTGGCCAACAAGATTATCTAAACTTTTGAATGTAGATTTAGTAGATGAAAGTAGGCATGGTGGTTCTGTAAATAGAGTTATACGAATGACATATGAATATATAGAAGATAATAATATAGATGATACCTTATTTATATTAGAGTTTCCATCAGGGTATAGAGATGAGTTATTTTCAATTAAACTTGATAGGTTATTTAACATAACAATTGGTAATGTACAAGACATTGGGGATGGAACAGAATTAAGGAGTGATAATAAAAAAGTATTTAATGAACTGAATAGCTATTTTAAAAATTTTGTTGATCAAGAAACACATTTTAAAAAAGAATTTTTGTCATTTGTTGGATTAATTAGTTATATGAAATCAATGAATGTAAATTTTTTAATCATCAATCAATCAATTACTGATGAGTATAGTGAATACTATCCACAAATTTTTAAAAGTTTAGATATAGAAGATAGAATAGTTAAATGGGATGGTGGAGACTGTATAGTTAAGTGGTATTGGAATGATAATAATTTACATTTAGGTGGAGACTTTAAACATATAACTGGATATGATGATTATCATCCTGGTTATTTTGGACATATAAAAATAGCTGAATATTTATATGAATATTTAAATGAAAAAAAATAAAATATTATTTGCTGGAACATCACATACTTTTGGACTTGGGCTGGAAATTGAGTTTAGGCCAAAGTATAATGATGATGAATGGTTAAAGAAAAATGGTTTAATTTTACCTTTACCACGAGAGCCCGAGGATGAATATTATTGGAAAAATTACCGCTGGCCAAAATTAGTTTGTGATGAGTTTAATATGATAGAGTTTAATACATTTGATTTAGATAGTGAACCGCGGATAAGTTGTAATGGAATAGAATTTTTATATTTTATGCATTCAGATAAGGAATTGGGTAAGTATTTGCTGGATGTAAAGTATGTTGTGATAGAATTTCCTGGATATCTTCGTTGGTGGGATAAAGAATTACATGGAAAAGATGAAAAAAAATACCCAAATACTATCAGGGAAGTAGTTAATTTTATTGAAAATTCTAATGAAGATTTTCAAGAAAGAATTAAAGCAATACAATGGTTAGATGAGGCCGATTATCCCAGGTATATATCAATTGCATTAAAGAAATACTTTGAATTGAAATCCGAGTATAAAGATGTAATTTTTATGTTATTGCCCTGGAGTCTTCCATTTGATCAAAAAAATGATTTGGGAAAATATTATGTAGAAGAAGAACTGGTTGATTTAAATGGATTTCAATCAGTATCAGATTATTTGAGTGTAAATAAATGTCATATTTATGATAGTTGTAAGGCATTTAATGGAAATTATAAATATACACTTAAAGATGATCATGCAAATTCTGAAGGTCATAAATGGGTAGCATCTAAAGTAGTAAATCATATTAGAAATAAATTTTATACAGAAGAAAATTCAAAATTTAAGGGGATGGATTTATTGTGAATGAGAATCAGTTTTTTTTAGAATTATTTCCACAAGATTATGAACTTCTTGATATAAAAAACTTCAAAGATTTTGATGGGAGTTCATTTCATTTTGTAAAAGATTTGGAAGAATTAAATCAGCGAGATGAAGAAGAGGGTCCAGTTTGTGAGTGTGTGGGTGAGAATACTAATAAATCATTAACATTATATTTCCAATCAATCATCAATCAAGGTATTGAATTACCTATTTTTGTCAATTCAAAGAATCAAGTTATGGATGGGCATCATAGAATACAGGCATATCATTTACTTGGAAGAACTGAAATACCTGTCTATCGAAATAGATTATGGAGAAATCATGGATTCTGTTGGAAACAAGGATTATTAGGTAAAAGGAGATTAAGAACACGACCATGGTAAAGAGAACAAGACCACTAAGTAGTAAACGAGACCAAATAGCAGCAATAGCTGCATTAGAGTTGGATAATTACTTCACTACTAAAAAAGATGAAGTTTACTTAAATTTTAAACAAGAAGTATTAAACAATCCTATTAAATGGTGTATATCAGAAGATAAACGAGATTGTGGAAAATCATATGAAGAGATTTCACCTGAAGTACATGAAGTAATGATTGCAGTTTTTCGTCAAGATGCACCTTTAGATGTAAAGTATTTGATAGATTTTTTAGATATGGATGCATTTGTACATGAAAAAACTTATATAAATCAATCAGCAACACATGGTATGGGATTGTTTGCTAAAGAAGATATACCTGCAAAAACAACAATGCATAGTATAACGATACAATGGGGGTTGTGGAATCATGCAGCTAAACCAAATGATAATTGTATTGCAATAAAGAGTAAAGGAGTTAATGAGGAGAGAGTTTGGAGTTTGTTAACAATACGAGATATTGAAAAAGATGAAGAATTGTTGATTGATTTTGAACATTCTGGCCCAAACTTTCCCTTTTGGTAAACAAGTAAATTTAGTTTCTTTATATTTATAAGTGTAAAACTACATAGGAAATTCAATGATTAAATTACAAAATATTATTGAGGGTGTACAAGATAAAGGTATTTTTAAAGCCGTATTTCTTGCAGGGGGCCCTGGAAGTGGAAAAACAAGGTCAGCAAGATGGATATTTGGTATTCCAGACAAGTTCAATATCAGTATGAGTGGTATGAAAATGGTGAATTCCGATAAAGACTTGAAACATTTATTAAAGAAATTCGGATTCGGTACTGATTTGGATAAAATGCCAGATGAATTATTTTCACATTTGACTGGACAATCAAAGGATATGGTTAGTAAACCACAAGATGTAGATAGTGGACTGCGAAAGTATGCTAAAGAACTTACTGCCCAAAGAATGAAATTGTATAAACAGGGTAAAATAGGAATGATTATTGATGGTACAGGACACGACTTTCAAAAATTACATTCAATGAAAAGCGAATTAGAATCAGAAGGATATGATACCTATATGGTATTGGTAAATACTTCGTTAGAGGTAGCACAGAAAAGAAACCAATTAAGAGATAGAATTTTACCACCACAATTATTAGAGAAGAGTTGGAAAGATGTTCAAAAGAATATAGGAGCTTTTCAGAATTTATTTAAACAAAATTTCGTGATAGTTGATAATTCAAAACATCTATCCGATAAAGAAGCGGAGGCTAAATTTGTACCATTGGTTACTAAGGTTGTTAGAAAATTTGCTAACATACCTATCAAAAACCCACTCGGAAGAAAGTGGATTGAAAAACAAGTCATACTTAGAGCAAAAGGGAGAAAATAAAATGTTAACTACCTTTGATGAAATAATCGAAGTAACTTTAGAACACGAAGGTGGATATGTTCATGACCCGAAAGACTTGGGTGGTGAAACTAATTTCGGCATTACGGGTAGATTCTATCCTGATGTGGATATAAAAAATCTTACAAAAGAAGGTGCTAAAGAAATTTATAAAAAAGATTATTGGGATAAGAATAAGGTAGATGATTTATCTGATGATTTAAAACATATCTATTTTGATATGTGTGTAAATCAAGGTAGAGGAACTGCCGTAAAGATTTTACAACGAGCTTGTAATGCAAAAGGTGCAGACTTGGCAATTGATGGTGGGTTTGGTCCAGGTACAAAAGGAGCAATCAGTACATACAAACCATCAGTAGAAAGAGTTCGTTGTTATAGATTAAAACATTACTATGATTTAGTTAATAAAAAACCAGAACAAGAAAGATTTTTGTTTGGGTGGTTTAAGAGAGCATTGTCAGTCTAATGGCTGGAGATTGTTACGCGGCAAATGGTAGGTGGATGATTGGTAAGGATGATTCCTATCGATTAGTTCATGGTGTTGCAATTTTAGCATCCGATGGGAAACCATTTGGACATTGTTGGATTGAAAAGGGTGGTACGGTATTGGATTTCAGTAATGGAAAAGATATTAAAATTTCTAAAAAGAAATATTATGATTTAGGTGAGATACCAGTTAAACCATATAAACTTTATAAATACAAATATTTAGAGGCTGCAAAATTAATGGTAAAATTAGGACATTGGGGGCCGTGGGAATTAAAACCACCGAGATAAATTATGATTAAGTTAAAGAATATATTTAAAAATAGAAATCATTTTATGAATGAAATTTCATCTCGAGCTATGGCAAGTAATGATGAGGGAGAAAAGGATACAGGATTTCTACCAAAAAAAGGAATGAAGAGAGAATTGGGTGTGAATCAAAATAAACCTGAGCCTTGGTATGAAAAGGGTGGATATAAACAAATGGACTTTCCAGAATCAACTCAAATTTATGATAAGAAAGATAAGAAGACACCTATCGTACAGGTAATAAAAAAGATTACAAATACTGGTGATAAGTACGAGGGATTCCAATCAGATGCTGGGAGTTGGGATAAGTATGGAGATAAAGATTTTTCAACAGATTTTGATTTTGAAGATTTATTGAGGATGTATAAATGAAAACATTTCACATAGATGAACCGAGAGAAATCGGAAAGAAAAGATTAAAAATATCTTCAAGGGATAAGATGGAACTTAAAGATGATTTAACTGAAAGACTTGTAGTAAAGAAAATTAGAGAAATAATTAAACAAGAGTTAAAAAAATGACCCAATTAACAGAATGGTTAACCAAACCACTATTAGAAGGTATAGACTTACCAATTGAAATAGGTGATACCGTTAAAATGGGTAGATTTAAGAATAAAAAAGTTGTTGTTAAATCTATTGATTGGAATGAAAAGGGTGATTTACTTATCAATGGGAGACCTGCGTTAAAATTTAGAGTTGTTCAAAAACAACAAGAGAATATAAGTGAAAATAAAATAGTACTTAGAGTTCCAGGTGATATTAAAGGGTTGTATAGATTATTTAAGAAAAATAAAAAACAATTATATATCGTGGGTGGTGCAGTTCGTGATGCAATACTTGGTACGAGTCCAAAAGATTTTGATTTAGCAACTGATGCTAAACCAGATGAAGTATTGAAGATAGCAAAACAAGGTGGATTCAAAACATATGAGGTTGGTAAATCGTTTGGTGTAGTGGTAGTGGGTGGACATGAGATTGCAACCTTTAGAAAGGACATAGGTGGTGGTAGGAGACCCTCAGCCGTAGACTTTTCAGATATACAGGGTGATGTTAACCGTAGAGACTTAACAATTAATTCTTTATTTTATGATATAGAAAGAAATGAAGTAGTAGATTTAACTGGCGGATTAAAAGATTTAAAGGCAAAAATTGTAAAAACTGTTGGGAATCCAAAAAGAAGATTTGATGAAGACCCATTGAGAAAATTAAGAGCATTAAGATTTCAAGCAGTTATTGGTGGTAAGATGGATAAAGAAACAGAAATTGCTCTAATGAAGAATCCAAATTTAAAGGGTGTTAGTTATGAAAGAATTAGAGAAGAATTTGTAAAGGCTATCCAAAAAGGAAAATCATCAAAACAATTTATGGAATCGTGTGATAAGTTTGGATTTACAAAACAAATTTTTCCACGATTAAATATAACAAAACCTTATCCAAATGTCAAGGATCATATTTTATTTTTATCATTAATTTTAAGAAAGAATGATGTAACTAAGTTAGGTAAACTTTTAAATTCATTAAAGTATAGTGCTAAAGAAAGTAATAACATTCAGTTCTTAGTTTATCTGAATAACTTTAAACCAGAAAATATTTATATGGTTAAAAAAGCACAAGAGAAAACTTCCTTATCAGCGAAACAAATTATAGAGTATGGTAAGATGATTGGAAAAGATTTGAAGAAGTTGGCTAGTTTTAAGTTATCCGTAAAGGGTGGTGGACAAGAATTTGTTGGATTGAAAGGTAAACAAATTGGTGATAGGATTAGAGATTTAGAAAAGAAAAAGTTTTTAGGTGAGATAGCAGTACCATCACCAAGTAGGGCAGGTATAAATAAAAACAAAACTGATAGAATGAGTGGTTATAAAAAAGTAGAAGAAATTTTAACAGAAGTGGATATTACACCACATCACATACAAATGTTAAGAACAATGTATGCATCTGTTAAAATGATAAATCCATCAGGAAGTGCATATAAAAATTTAATTTCTTATTTAGACAATATGACAAGAAGAAATTTACAAAAAATATCAAGAGCTAAAATAAAATGGTTATCACCATTAGCAAAAAATAGGTTAAAATTTGCAGAAAATCTTGAAAAAACGCTTGACTTATATAGTAAAAATGTTGTATATTCCAGTATGGAACTAAAAATAAGATTGTTTTAGAGAGAATACCATTAGTTGCAAAAAACATACTTAAAAAGTATGACCCTGAAACTACTGCTGTTGTTTATATTTTTGGTAAAAAAGATGCAGGTAGATTAAAAGGTGGAAAGAAAACAGATGGTGGTTTAACTTATTTCCAAGATTTTAAAAAGAATAAACGAAATCTAAAAGGGCATGAGGAACATGGTTATTATTTAGTTGCACCGCATGTTAGTATGAGTGTTGGTGGGAAAGAGGTTTCAGGTACTTCAATGAGAAATGTTTTAGGTAGTCCTAAACTCGATGATAAGATAAGACCAAAAGTATTTAAAAAGTTATTTGGATACTTCAATCAAGGTACTTATAATATGATGACAAATAAATTCTCTAAGTTGTTTGAATTTTATAATAAACCATCAGTAAAAGATATAATAAAAGAAGTAAGTGCACTTGGAGCACATTTTGATGCGGGTATATTAGATGATGAGGGATTGTATGATTTCTTTAATTCATTTGATGATTATAAAAGAGTATCACCAAAACATGCAGAAATTTTAGGATGGGAAGTAATTGGTGATATTGTAGATTATAAAAGAGCAACCGACCCAGCTTATGATTTTCAATATGTACAAGATAGAGTGGGTACTGTAACATTTGGAAAAACAATAAACCAAAATACAAGAAATACTGATAGTGTGAGTAATCCATTTCCAAAGTATAAAAAACACATGCAACAAATGGCAGATAAAATGGGTTGGGAAATAATTAAATTCTTTGGTAATAATAAACACAATAAGATGAAAGATTCACATACCTTTGATATGAAAGATGTCAAAAAAGGTGTGGAAAAAATTAAAAAATTACAAGACCAAATAGATATAACAAACGATACAAAGGAGTTACTACTTATGGGCGGAGCCTATGGACACATGAGTCATCCATTCGATGATAATAATCTTACATTTTCAGACTTGAAACAGATAGTTATTAATGGGTTAGGTGGAACACTTGATAGAGAAGATGGAGTTACAGAGAAACTTGATGGACAAAACTTAATGGTAAGTTGGGTTGATGGTAAGTTAAGAGCAGCTCGTAATAAAGGGCATTTAAAAAACTTCGGTAAAACTGCACCAACCACGAGTGGAATAAAATCTATGTTTAGTGGTAGAGGTGAGATTGAAAAGGCTTTTGTGGGGGCAATGAAAAATTTAGAAAAAGCCATTGGAAGTTTAAATGATAAACAAAAAGATAAAGTTTTTGGAAATGGTAGTAAATGGATGAATTTAGAGGTTATGTATCCTAAAACTGCAAATGTAGTTGATTATGATATTGCAGAAATAGTATTTCATGGTACATTAGAATATGATGAAAGTGGAAAACCCATTGGACAACCAAAAGATAGTGCTAGAATGTTACAAGGTATGATTAAACAAATGAATCAACATATACAATCAATGTTTAGAATAGGAAAACCAAATTTTCTTACTGTACCCAAACATCAAGATTTTGGTAGAATGAAAAATAAATTTTTAGGACAATTGAAGAAATTACAATCACAATATGCATTGAAAGATAACAGTAGGTTGGGTGAATATCACGAAGCATGGTGGAGAGAATATGTATTCAATGCATCTAAACAATTTAAGGTTAGTTTGAAACCAAATCAATTTGTTAGTTTGGTTAATAGGTGGGCATTCTTTGATAAGTCATATAAGATAAGAGATATTAAAAAAGATTATAAAGATAATCCTAAATTTTTAGATTGGATATTAAGTACGGATAAGATGGATCACCAAAATATTTTTAAACAAAATATAAAACCATTTGAAATATTATTCTTTGGTGTTGGTGCGGAAATATTAAAAAATATTAGTGGGTGGATGGCAGCTTCACCAAGCGCTACCACACAAAAATTGAGAAAAGATGTTATCAAAGCATTCAAGGATTTACAGAGTGGTGGTAATGTAAATAAATTAAAGAAATTAAAAATACAAATTGAGAAACTACAGGCAATCGGTGGATTAGATGCGATAGTTCCAAGTGAAGGTATTGTTTTCAAGTATAAAGGAAAGATATATAAGTTCACAGGAGCATTTGCACCAATCAATCAGATACTCGGTAGTTTGAAATTTGGATAGGAGTTACGATGGCAGGATATAGTAAAGAGGCAGTAAGACAGAATGAAGTATTAAAAGATTTATTATCAGGTAAGGAACATAAAAAATCTTATGTACAAGTAGGTTACGAGGGCAAGGTAGAAGATAAAGGTGGAGAAACTCGTCAAGGAAAATTAACAGACATCATGAAAGATGTTAGAATGCCTTGGTTTTGTCCATCATGTAAAAAGGCAATGAAGAAAAAACTTGATAACAAGTTTTGGGCAATTGCAGGACATTGTTTTGATTGTCATGTCGAGATGGAAAACAAACTTCGTATGAAGGGGGATTATGAACAATATGCTAAGAAGAAAATTAATGAGAATAAAAAAGCTTATTTAACAGATTTAAAACAGAGTATTGATGAGTTTGAAAAAACAGGTGGTAAAGCAGAGTTTTTCAATAGTGTTGGTGTAGTTGATATCGAACTTGAAAAAGAAAAATGGGAAATGGGAGAAGACCAATTCAATACAGTTATTGAAGAGGCCCGAGCATATATAAATAAATTAGAAAAGGCTATAGATGAAGAAACAACGGAACTTGATCCTGCCTGAGGATTTAATTATTGAGATAATGGGAATGGTTTCCCAGTTAGGTAATGTTGCTGCAGAGTATCATATGAAAATTAATAATAATGAGACTGAAGAAGTAACGAGAGTATATAGAAAGATTTTAAAAAAGTTGATGGATTTAACAGAACACGATAAAACTGGATATTTATCATTAGAAGAAATTTGTAATGAATATGGCATAATACTACCAAGTAAAGGAGAACACAATGGGAATCATTAATTGGATTCTTGAATTTCTTTTTGGCGGAAAGAAAAAAGAAGAAGTCAAAAAGTTAGACAAGGCAATAAAGGTAAAAGAGACTGAAAATAAAGAACTTGAAAAACAAGTTACAGTACTTGAATCTAAGAAAAAAGTTAACAAAAAAGAAGTGGCAACACTTAAACGGAAGGTAACTACTACAAAGAAACATATTGTTGAAGCTAAGAAAGCTGTTGAATTTGATGACAGCGACGAAGCTTTAAAATATTTGAAGAAATTTTCCAAGTAGTATATATTTATATATATGAGATATATTATATACATATTACTATTAGTTGGGTTTCTTTATGGACAATCTGAAGAAAAAACTATATCTGTACCTAAATCGGATGTAATTGAGTGGGCAAACAAACTCAAACAATACGAAACATCGGATAGTTTACAAACAAGTTTAATTTCAGATTTAGAACTTCAAGTTAAAAAGTTAGAAGAAAATTCTACTTTAGATTCTTTGATAATTTCAACGAGAGTACATCAAATTGATTTATTAAAAGAAACTACTGAACTTTATAAAGAGAAAGTAAAAGTTGTCAAACCTAAATGGCATGAGAACAAATGGTTATGGTTTACTTATGGAGTAGTGGCCACTTCAACATCAGTCTGGTTAACAGGTCAGCTAGTAGGCGAATAATGGCACAACAAATAAAAGAAGTAATTAAACAAGAGTATGTAAAATGTGCTCAAGATCCTGCATATTTTATGAAGAAGTATTGTGTGATACAACATCCAATACAAGGTAAAATACCATTTTCTTTATATGATTTTCAGGAAAAGACTGTAAATGAATTTCAAGAAAATAGATTTAATATTATCTTGAAGGCAAGACAACTTGGTATCAGTACATTAACTGCTGGATATTCTTTATGGTTGATGACATTTCATCAAGACAAGAATGTGTTGGTTATTGCTACAAAACAAGAAGTTGCTAAAAACTTAGTAACAAAAGTTAGAGTGATGCACGCAAATCTACCGAGTTGGTTGAAACAAAAATGTGTAGAGGATAACAAGTTGAATCTACGATATATGAATGGTTCACAGATTAAGGCAGTTTCTTCAGGACCCGAAGCAGCTCGTTCAGAAGCATTATCATTATTGATATTGGACGAGGCAGCATTTATTGATAAGATTGATGAGATATGGACTGCTTCACAACAGACATTGACAACGGGTGGTAGTTGTATTGCACTCTCTACACCTAATGGTGTTGGTAATTGGTTTCATAAACATTGGGTTGAGGCAGAAGAAGGCAGTGGAATGTTTAATTTTATTAAATTACATTGGACGGTTCATCCAGACAGAGAACAAGAGTGGAGAGATGAACAAGATACACTATTAGGAATACAGAGTGCAGCACAAGAATGTGATTGTGATTTTATAACTTCTGGTACTTCTGTTATTGATGCATTGATATTAGATAAATGTAGAGAAACTCAAGTGAAAGAACCAATTGAAAAACGAGGGATTGATAGTAATTGTTGGATATGGGAACCGCCTAATTATACAAAAACTTATGTGGTAACGGCAGATGTTGGTCGTGGTGATGCAGCAGACTATAGTGCATTTCATGTTATGGATGTAGAAAAAGTAGAACAAGTGGCAGAGTATAAAGGTAGGATTCCTACAAAAGATTTTGGTAATATGTTGGTTAGTATTGCAACAGAATATAACGATGCTTTACTAATTATAGAAAACAATAACATTGGTTGGGCAACCATCCAACAAGTAATAGATAGGGATTATCCTAATCTATTTTATACGAGTAAAGATTTAAGATATATCGATATTGCTCATCAAATGAACAATCGATTTAGAAGTGAAGAAAAGAAAATGGTGGCTGGATTTTCAACCACTATGAAAACTCGACCTTTGATTATTGCAAAGTTAGAGGAATATTTTAGGGATGAATCAGTAGTGGTTCGTTCCAGTAGATTAATAGATGAATTATTTACATTTATTTATTTAAATAATAGAGCAGAAGCAATGAGAGGTTACAATGATGACTTGGTAATGTCTTTTGCTATAGGTTTATGGGTTCGTGATACTGCATTGAGATTACGAACAGAAGGAATTGAGTTAACAAAAAAAACACTTGATAGATTTCAAGATGTTGATGGACTATACACTCCCGAAGACAATGATAATGGTGAATGGGAATGGGAAGTAGGCCACGAAAGAAAAAAAGAGTCTTTAAAATGGCTCTTATAACTAACAAAGAGGTAAAAAATGGCAGATAAATCATTATTTAGTAGATTACAACGATTATTTAGTACAAATGTAATTGTAAGAAATGTTGGTGGTAAGAAACTAAAAATAGCCGATACAGAACAAGTTCAATCACAAGTGAAATCACATTTGGTTGATAGATATTCAAAACTACATAGTGGATTGGATATGGCGAATAGTGGATATTCCACATTTGCACAAATACAGGCTGCACGATTGGGTTTATTTAAAGATTATGAAACGATGGAGTCAGATTCAATTATTGCATCTGCACTCGATACTTATGCAGATGAATCAACAATGAAAAGTGCGTATGGAGAATCGTTAGAAATACAAAGTGATAATGATCAAATAAAACAAATACTACATAACTTATTCTATGACATTATGAACATAGAATTTAATCTATGGCCGTGGGTAAGAAATATGTGTAAGTATGGAGACTTCTTTTTGTACTTAGATATTAGTGATAAGTATGGAATACACAATGTAGTTCCAATGTCAGCTTATGAAATTCTTCGAGTAGAAGGCGAAGACCCAGAGAATCCTTATTATACTAAATTCTATTTAGAAGCAATGGAACAAGCACATCCTTATTTTGCTCGTTCAACTACAAATAAAAAGATTGAATTTGAGAATTTCCAAATTGCTCACTTCAGATTAGCCAATGATAGTAATATGTTACCGTATGGTAAGTCAATGGTAGAAAGTGCTCGTAAAGTTTGGAAACAAATTACATTGATGGAAGATGCTATGTTGATTCACAGAATCATGAGAGCACCAGAGAAGAGAGTATTTAAAGTTGATATTGGAAACATTCCACCAAATGAAGTTGATAATTATATGCAACGAATAATCAACAAGATGAAGAAGACACCTTTTATGGATGACAATACTGGTGATTATAATTTGAAATTTAACATACAGAATCTAACAGAAGATTTCTTTATGCCAGTTCGTGGTGGTGATAGTGGAACATCAATTGAATCATTACCAGGAATGCAATATGAAACTACAGAAGACATTGAGTATTTAAAAAATCGTATGTTAGCAGCTTTAAGAATACCAAAAGCATTCTTAGGATATGAAGAAAGTCTTGGTAGTAAAGCAACACTTGCCGCAGAAGATGTTAGATTTGCAAGAACAATTGAGAGAATTCAAAGAATTGTAACAAGTGAATTGACGAAGATTGCAGTTGTTCATTTATACGCACAAGGATATACAGATGAAGAATTAGTAAACTTTGAATTGAAATTAACTAATCCATCTACAATTTATGAACAAGAGAAGATTGAATTGTGGAGTAATAAAGTTAATTTAGCTCGTGATGTAAAAGACAATAGTTTAATGTCAAGTGATTGGGTGTATAAAAATATTTTCAATTTTACATCAAAAGAACAAGAACAACTTGAAAAAGAATTAGTGGATGATCAAAAAACTAAATTTAGATATTCACAAATAGAACAAGAAGGTAATGATCCTGCAGCTAGTGGTGATTCAGTTGGAACACCAAGTGATATGGCTGCAATTGGATTGGGAGCCGATGATGAGGCAGAACCACCTGAAACATTAGCAGGTTCTATCTTTGATGATGAAGGTGGGGCACCTGAAGGTGGATTTGAGGGTGCAGGAAGACCAAAAGAAGTAACTAAATATGGTAAAGATGGTAGTGCAAGAGGACGAGATCCACTTGGTAGACCAAAAATACCTATGGCTTTAGCTCATTTTGATAGATTAAAAAAATCTTTTGGGAGTAAAGCGAGAGAAATATTAAAAGAAACAATTGAAAGTGAAGAAATAGATAAAGAATATAAAGATTTTACGGAAGATAAATAACGATTATTTGAAGTTTTTATATTTATTTATGTATAAACTTATCATGAATGGAGTGTTTGATGAATTATAACAAGAAGCACAGTAAAATAAAAAATACTGGAATTCTTTTCGAATTGCTGACTCGCCAAATAACTGTTGATGTACTAAATGATACAAAAGACAGTAAGGCAGTTAGTATTTTAAAAGAAACATTTAAACCAAATACAGAACTTGGTAAAGAGTATGAACTTTACAAGATTTTGTCAGAAAAGACATATAAAACTACTGAGCAAGCAAATATTTTGCTTTCAGCAGTAATAAAAAGTCGTAGGCATTTATCAAATCGTAAATTACGAAATGAAAAATATAATTTGATTAAAACGGTTAAAGAAAGTTATAACGCTGCTGACTTTTTCAATACACGAATACCAGGATATAAACTTTTGGCTTCAATTTACAATGTATTTGAAGGTGAATCTTTAAAAGAGAAAATATCTCCTGTAGAAGAAACTGATAGTAAAGTAACAATTATAGAGAACATCACTAAAGTCAGACGCACTAAGAGGGTTAAAGATGGTGTTCAAGAGGACTTAAATAAACAAGATAAAGATTTAAGGTTGTTAACTTATCAACTATTGGTTGATAAATTCAACAAAAAGTACAGCACTCTAAATGAAAATCAGAGAAATTTGCTTAAAGAGTATATAAATAATTTATCAAACACTAACTCTTTGCGCGAATTCATAGATACTGAAGTTATTAAAATTAAAAAAACCTTAAAATCACACTTACGAAAAGTTGATGATAAGATTACTAAAATTAAATTAACCGAAGCAATAACTCATACAGATACTGCAACAAAAGGAATTCATGTAAAAGATTCTAATGTTGTTTCATTGATGAGATATTATGAATTGGTAGGGGAGTTAGATAATGTCCATAAAAATAAATAGAAAAAAGTTTACGGAATTACTTCGTACTTTAATTAAAAAAGAAATAAAAGAAGCCTCAACAACTGCAACCGCTGGTGGAGAATATGATACACCAAACGCATTTCAATCTAAAGGTAATGAAAAAAGAAAAAAGATTGCAAAGACAGGAACAGATTTTAAAGTTGTAGAGGGAAAGTGGGCAGTTACTGTTGATGGTGTAGGTAAAATTATTGTAGATGCACAAGGTAAAGGACAAGCAAAAACAGTTGTTGCTAGAAGTTTGAAAAAAGGTATGAAGGGTATTACAAAAGTATCACGAGTACAAACTGCATTCGGTAAACAACTTGATAAGAAAACCGAAATAAAAGAAGCTCGGTATACAAAATATCGTAACGATGAATCCTTAACACCAAAACAAAAGATTGGCCGTTCAATGAGAGAAGTTCGTAATTCATTAAGTGGATTAAGTAAGTTAATCGATATGAATGTTAAATTAAAAAATGAGTTAAAGATAGATTCAAAATCATATTGGAAGAACACACATAAAGCAATGAGTAAAATTTCAGAACGATTGGTTAAATTAGCTAATAAAGTTGGGAAATTACAATGAAACAAAACGACAAATATTTAAAAGAAGGACTTGATATTCTGAATAGAGACTTTGGTTCACCATTAGTTACTCTTGAAGATACAATGAAAGCTCACAAATTAAAAAAAGAAGGTGGGCCAGGAAGTGGACGACCAACCAAAGATGGTTCAGCAAAAGATATCGAAAAGAAAGCTATGAAAGCTGCTGATGATGCAAACGCTAAAATGGACAGAGATGAAAAAGAAATGGAACGAAAAGCTAAAGAACAGGCGTTCAAAGATATGGAAAACGAATCTATAACAGAAGGCCCCGATGATGTAAAATTTGCAAAAAGAGCTTTATCAAAAATAGTAAAAACTGAACAAAAATTTAGAAAACAAATGTATGATTTAGAACAAGTATTTCTTCAAGACCCCAATTCAACAAATAAGGCATTGGCTAAAGAAATAAAAAAGTCTTATAAATCTGGGGTAACAGCATATATGAGAGATAGTGTTCTAATGGTCAAGAGGATGAAATAAAATGAGAGAACTATTAGTAGATTACATTCCGTTTGAAGTATCAAAGCACCAAGTTAACGAATCATTAAAAGAAAATGATGGTAAGTTGGTAGTTAAAGGAGTATTACAAAGGGCAGATGCAAAGAACCAAAATGGTAGAGTGTATCCGAAAGATATTTTAACAAGAGAAGCAAAGAATTACTCTGAGGGATATGTTAAACAAAAAAGAGCACTTGGTGAATTAGACCACCCAGATAGTTCAGTAGTAAATTTACAGAATGTATCTCACAATATTACTGAGATGCATTTTGAAGGTGATAATCTATTGGGAACAGTAGAAATATTAACTACACCAAGTGGAAATATTTTAAGAGAATTATTTAAAAATGGAATAAAATTAGGAATCAGTTCTCGTGGAATGGGTTCTGTAGAGGCAGTGCATGAAGATGATAATGACCAACCAATGTTAAAGGTAGGGAAAGATTTTGAATTAATAGCATTTGACTTCGTATCAAATCCATCTACACACGGTGCATTTATGTATCCATTGAGTGAGAATGTTGATAAAACTCAAGGTAGAACTTGTGGTTCGTATTGTAAAGCTGAAGATATAATTAATAAAATAATCCGAGGCGAATAACATGCCTGCCAAATCTAAAGCCCAACAACGATTCATGGGAATGGTTCATGCGGTTCAGAAAGGTGAACTCTCACCATCCAAAGTTTCTGATAAAGTTAAAGATGTTGCCGATAATATGTCTGATTCAGATGCAGAAGATTTTGCATCTACTAAACAAGGCAGCAAAAGAATTGGCAGATGAATATGATATCGGTAAAGTATTGTATGTATTTAGAACAAATCCAAGAGCGTTTGATAAAGCAATTAAAGATAAAATGAAAGAAATGAAAACATTTAATAAGGCTAAAAAATTAAAAGAAGCAGTCAAAGACCCGAAACTTAAAGTTGGACAAAAGATTAGACACAAGAATGACCCACGAAAATTATATACATTGAAAAAAATTACACATGGTAATCGTGGAATACCTGAAGACCCAGCAGGAACAAGTTATATGTTTGTTGCACCAGGTAATAGAAAAGAATTTCATACAAAGAAAACTTGGGCTCAAGCATTAAAGAAGAAATGGATTATACCTGAAGGTAAAAGAGCAACTAAAGGTTTTCAAAAAGCATTTAAAACTCGTAAATCATTTCTTGAAGCAATGTCAGACTTCAGAAAGAAGTTGGGTGATATGGGAACAGACCCAAAGATATTTAAATTAGAGGGTGAACTATATAAATTTGAAGTAGAGTTTCAAAAGAAATCAGCAAAACTATTTGATTTTATGAATAAACTTTCAAAGAGTCCTATAACTGAAGGTAAGATAAACGAAATAGATTATGAAAATGTATTTGCTGATATTGGTGATAAGTTACATTCTTTTCAAACAAAAGTTGTTAAACCAGGTATGAGAGTTTATAATAAAGGTAAAGCAAAATTTTATATGAGAGACCTTTATAAGAGTCTTGAAAAGTGTGTTGATTTATGTGATATGATGAATTTAGCGGCAAACGAATCAGTAAAAGAAGCTAAAATCTTTTCCGATGATTGGAATTTAACTAAAAGAGTAACATCAAATTTTATTAAACAGAATCTTAAATCAGTAGACAATTCTATAAAAAAGAAAGATGGAGAAGGATTGATGATAAAGCACCAGATAATATAAAAGAAAAAATGAACAAAATGAATGAAAAAAGACTTTACATTGTAATTGGTAAAATGTGGAATAAGTTCGGTAAAAATGTGAGGTTAAGTTCATGATAAAATTAAAAGATATAATTAAAGAATCAAAGGTATCGTATTTAACTGAAGCTTTTAAAAGTAAACTATTAAGAAAATTTTCTATGAATAATAGAGGTTCGTTGGACAGAGATTTATATAGTTACTTAGCAAAACAAGGTTTACAAGCAAGTAAGATTGAAGATAACCAAATTACAAAACAATCTAACTTACCTGGTAAGGGTGTTGCAATTGCAGTAGCAAGTAAGAAAGTAACTCTTCGAGCAAAAGGTAATAGATATTGGGAATCTAATTTAGAAATAGATAAGGGAACAATCGTAAGTGTATTCAAAGATGGTAAATCATTATGGTATACAAAATCTTGGAGAAGTAAAGATATTCAAGTAAAAAATCCTACAGCTTGGGGTTCTGAAGATATGAAAACATTCGGTTTAAATAAATACGGATGGCAAAGTCCAGCATCAGTTAAAAAAATAGATGGTATTCAATTTTATAAAATTTCACTTGAAGAAGATTTACCTTACATGGGTGCTTCAAAATTAAGAAAATTAAGAGCAGATGTTAAAGATGGTTCTTGGACATGGAGAACTGATAAAGATTTTAAACAAGAAAATGAAAGAAGATATGAAGATGCATTAAAAAATATCTACAATGACCCAGCAAAAGTAAAAAGTGTAATTATGAAAACAAAAGATTATGCTAATAAACTAATTGTTGGATTAGTGGGTGGTAAACCAAATGCACATTCTGATAAAATAATGGCTGGTAAAAAGTTAGACCCTAAAGATGAGGGTGATGTAATGAGAGCATTAAGTGATATCACAACTGCTATGAATAAGTTTTATGAAAAGATAGATTCTTATCATATGGATTTAAAAAGAGATATAGCAGATAAAAAGAGAGATCCTGATAATGAATATGTAGGATTCAACGCACAAAGCGTAGGAAAACAAATTGGTAGTATGTCCAATACTATTACTTCAGGTGCTTTCGCAAGGATTTGGTAAAGAGGAAAATACAATGAATTTAAAAGAAGAATTTAAACGAATAGGTGGTGGTAAAATAAATACCAAATCTCTCAACGAAGGTAGTACAGGCTGGAAACTTTATCGTGCAGCTAATATTGATTCTAAGTTGTGGAGAGAAATGAAATATGATTTGAGAGACCAGTTTAATGAGTTAGTAAAGATTGGCCAAGATTATGGAGTGTTTCAAAACGCTCAAGGTACTTCAAAAGTGTTAAAACAAATTAAAAAACTAATGGATAAAATCTAATGATTAAATTAAAAAACATATTACAAGAAAAGAAAGAAGCTAGTAAAGTTAATATTGATAAACTTGCAAAGTTTACTGATAGGAATTATCATACAGAGGCTAGAATATTTCTTGCACAAATGTTGAGAAATAAAAAGTTAGTACAAATGTATGAACATCTTGATGCTCTACATATGTTTTTTAGGGATATCAATGATTTAAAAGATGCTCGTAATCGATTAGATAAGATGTTATTCAAACAAGCAGAAAAAGAATTTAGTAATTTTAAAGATATTAATAGTGCATTCTAATGATTAAGTTAAAAGATTTAATAACAGAAGTAAAACCAGGCGATATATATAAAAATAGAGATGGAAGTATTGAACTTGTAGTACAACAACTTAGACCTGGTAAATGGAACACAATTGATTTTGATTTAAAACCTATGATTGGAAATCCAAGAGTGGTTTCTATTGGAATGTCATTGGAAAAATTGATGAAAAAACAAATAAAATTGAGTTCTGCAGAAAAAACTTTGGTGAAAAAAATATTGAAGAATCCTGAAGATAGAGATTATATAAAAAAAGATGGTTTGAATCCAGATATTGCATTGAGATTAGTAAGATGATTAAACTAACCAACATATTAAATGAAATAGATAGTAAAAAAGCTATCGTATCTTTAAAGGGAGATTATCCTGGTTCAAAAGTTTATCAAGCAGTTGGTGATGGTAAAACTTCAGTAAAGGCTCAACAAACTAATAAAACTTGGGATGATGGGGCACCAATGACAAATAAATTTGGACAAAAGAAAACATCAAAAGTACCAAGAGGTAAGTTTTGGGTATTGGATACTAAGAAGTTTTGGTATTATGAACTTAAAGGTGTGTGGAATGCAATTAAGAAAAGTGAATATGGAACACCACCAGGATTTGAATTCTAATGATTAAGTTAAAAGAACTAATAAAAGAAGAAACAGTACACTCATGTGAATGTGGTGGAGATTGTTGTTCTGTAAATGAATCTAAAGGTATGGAGTTGGGTAAGATTTTTACTGGTCATGGTTTTGCATTTAAGAACGAAAATTTAGAAGATGAAAGTTGTGGTTACACCGATGAGATTGGTATAGATGAACCTGAAATAGAAGAATCTCTTTACAATGTATCCCAAGATATGAAAGATGGAAAGTTCGATGCGAAGAATCCACAAGTACATATATCAGGATATGGTGTAACAAATTTAAAGACATTACAAGATAGTTTATCACGAAAGTTTACAGACTTGGCTAAAAAAGCTAAAAAGGGTGATGTTGAAAATATCGAATACATACTGAAAAAGAATGGTGTTCTTATGGGATTTGTTGAGGCGTTAGTTGATGTAAATAAACAACTTAGAAGTCCACAGATGAAGAGAAAAATTACTATGTACAAGAGGAAAAGATAATGAATCATAAGATGTGGGCACAATGGAAAGATTTTAGACTTGGTGAAGATTACGATGAACCAGATGTTGTAGAACAATTAATTACAGAATTTGTTAAACAAGGTGTTGATGAGAAATTTACAGCACATAAATTACCTTATACAAGTACAGAAGCACAACACCATGTGGAAACTGATATAAAAGAAATGGGTCAAATTTTTAATAAATCATCACAAAGAGCAGTTGCAATAATGTTAAGTGGTGTAAAGAATGATAAGTATGATGCAATGGATTTGATTCGTGGATTAAGTACAGGAAAGATTCAAACCAGCCATGGGGTTGGTGATATGTTAAAGATATTGTGGAGTAAAGTAGAAAAAAGATTTCGTAAGTATTTAGATGGTAAAAAACGCCGTTAATGATATTTATAAATGAATTAGGAGATATAAAATGGCAAGAACAGAACAAGATTATGTAAAAATAAGGTTAATAGAACCATTCGAACTGGTCGATTCATGGGGCGAAAATGCTACATGGATTGAATTTAGTAAGGATGTTCGAGAGAACCCAGGAAATCATGAATTAAGAGAAACTCGTGATGAACCAAATGTAGGCGTACCTTATGAAGAGGTGCCTCCAGGTGATACACCAATAGTAGCTCTTTTGTTGAACAAAGTTTATGCTGGAGAGTGTACTGCTGAAGAAGAAAAACTCATTGATGACATAAATATTGATGAATTTGAATTGGATGACGGGAACACTGGAAGCGAGGAGATATAAAATGGCAAAATTAAAATTAAAAAATCTAATCAAAGAAAGTAGAGCTTTCTCAACCGTTGGTGGTGTAGTTACTACTCCAGCACTTGGGGGCGGTGTAGTATCTAATCGCAATTATGGTCTATCTAATATTGTAGAAGATTTATATGGTACACAAGAAAAAGTATCAGCAAAAGAAATTAAAGAAAATATGAAACAATTTTCAAGTTTCGGTGAATCTTTTGATTCTGAAAATAATATTAAAGATATAGCTGAAAAACTTTCAGAGATTGCAACTAATGCAAAATCATACACTTTAAGTGAAACCGATGATTGGTTTGATAAGGTTACGGTTAATCGTAATATGAAAGAATTAACAAATCTATCAAAATCATTTGGTAAAATCGCAAAAGAATCTAATTCTTTACAACAAAGATTAGGTGGATTGTATGAAGATATGGGCCATGTACTTGGTAGATATTTTGAAATGAAAGACGACCCATCAGCAGAAGATGCAGAAGATGCTGGAATTAAAGGTGCAGATATTGAAGAAGGTGATTATCAAGCATTCTTTCAAAGTGCAATGAAAAAATTTGGTATTAGTTCTCCAGAAGAATTAGATGATGAAAAGAAAAAAGCTTTCTTTAATTATGTTGATTCTAATTATAAAGGTGAAAAGGAAACCGACTAATGATTAAGTTGAAAAAACTCATTTCCAAAAAGCAGACTATTACAGAGGCTGATAGAGCTACTCTTAGTAAGATGAAACAGAGAATGAAAGAAGCTGAAGGACAGTATATGAATTGGCATATCAACGCTAATGAGTTTCTATGGGATGTAGATACAAGTACTGGTGATGGTAAGAAACTTAAAAAGATGATTTATAATAATAGATTTCGAGGACGAGATAGTGGTAAAGAAATATTCGATCTAATGGAAGATATTTTTAAAGAAAAACAACGAGAAAATTAAAACACAAGAGGTTATAATTGATTAAAGTAGAAGTCCGAAAAGGACAATCGATAGAAAAAGCACTTTCAATTTTTAAGAGGAAAGTCAAACAAAGTGGAATGATGTTAGAATTAAGAGAACGATCATTCTACAGAAAAAAGTCTGATATACTTCGAGAGAAGAAAAAGAAAGCTATTTTAAGAAATAAGTACAAAGTACTAAAAGAAAAAGATTAAAAAACTACACACTTCGTGTTCGTTTTTTTACATTTTATACTATTTATATAAAATGAAATACACTTTCGGCGTTTCCGCCACTCATAAAGTGTAACCGATTAATAATTAATCTTAATTATTGTTCCTAATAACAATACTGAATCCAAACGGAGAATAACAATGGATGATTTACTAAAAGAAGCCATTGCAGACGCAAAAGCAGTTCGTGAAACAGCTCTAGCAAATGCAAAGATGGCGCTTGAGGAAGCATTTACACCAAAGTTAAAATCAATGTTGGCTAAAAAAATCCAATCTGAAATCGAAGATGAAGATGGGGATGAAGCAGAAGTTGAAGAACAAGACGAACTTTCTGATGAAGATGATGTGGTTGATCCTGCATCAGATGAAGAAGGCGGCCCTGTATCTGAAGAAGACGAAGTTTCTGATGAAGACGATGAAGTAGAGGAATCTGCTGAATTATCTGATGAAGAAGAAGCTGCTGAAGAACCAATTTCAACTGAACAAGATGAAGTAGCAGATGAGGATGATGAAGAACCAGTTGCTGAAGAAGATGAAGTCTCAGACGAAGATGACGAAGAAGCAGTTGCAGAGGAAGATGAAATATCTGATGAAGACGATGAAGAACTCGACCTTGAAGCAATACTTCGTGAATTAGAAGATGAAGACGATGACGCTGAAGTTTCTGAAGAATATGAGGATGAAGATGTAGAAGATGGTGCTGAAGAAGTACCTGCTGCTGAACAACCTGATGATTCTGTATCAGAAAATGATGTATCTTCTGACATTGGTAAAGCTGACAATAAAGTGGCAGATGCCGCTGCAGATTCTTCTAAGACTGGTGCTCAGGGTCCTGAAGGCGAAGGAAGTGATTCCGAAGCTGGTAAGGAAAACTCTGAAGACGAAGTAGTCAAAGAAGAAGATGAAGTATCTGATGAAGATGACGACATCGATTTAGAAGAAGTTTTAAAAGCTCTTTCTGAAGAAGATGAAGTATCCGATGAAGATGACGAGGTGGAAGAAAATGCTGTACTTAAAGCAGAAATTAAAGAGCATAGGGATGTTGTAAAATATCTTCGTGCTAAACTAAATGAAGTTAACCTATTAAACGCAAAACTATTGTTTTCAAACAAACTATTCAGAGTTTTCGGTTTATCTAATGAACAGAAGATGAAAGTAGTTGAAACATTTGACAGAACTAAGAACATTAGAGAGATTAAACTTGTGTATTCAACACTTGCTGAGTCTTTCAAAGGTCGTAGACCTGTTAAAGAATCGAAAGGTTCAAGTTCGAAAGCAGTTGCATCAACTAAACCAAGTAAGAAAGTAATTTCTGAAGGTTCTGATGTGAAAGCACGCTTTAAGAAGTTAGCTAACATAATTTAACAAATTTTACTATTAGGAGACTATAATGAGTAAAAGAACTTCAACAATAGAATCTTTGATGGATGGTTATAATCCACAAAGACAACTATTGGAACAAACTCGTAAGTTAGTCAAGAAATGGGAGCCAACAGGCCTTTTAGAAGGTTTGAAAGCTGACCATGAAGTAAATGGAATGGCAGTACTACTTGAGAATCAAGCTCGTCAATTAATTGATGAAGCCTCAAGAACTGGTACCGCAGCAAGCTCGGAAGAGTGGAGTGGCGTAGCCTTACCATTGGTTCGTAGAATCTTTGGTGAATTGGCAGCACAGGAATTCGTTTCTGTTCAACCAATGAACCTACCTTCAGGTCTTATTTTCTATCTTGACTTTAAATACGGAACAGCCCAAACAGGCAACCATACTAACAACGCTGATGTACATGGTAACACAAGTGGATCTGGCGATGCAAGTGGTGGTCTTTATGGTGCTGGTAAATTCGGATATTCTGTGAATGACCAAACTTCAGATACTCTGGCTATTGGTGCTTCAGCTGCAGATAATGCATTTGCAACTGCCTCAGTAGCATGGAGTGATGTTGGTTGGGAACCAGATTTATCTGCTTCTGTGGCCATTGGTCATGTAGCTGATAATGGTTTGGTAAAAATCACAGTCGCTGATGATGATCTAGTAAATTACGATAAAGACGGCGTTCGCGCTTTCTCTATTAGTGGTACTAACATTGACGCATTTTATCCAGCTTATACAAGTAGGAATGCCGCTGGAACAGAGGTTTCATTCATATGTTTGAAATCTGCTGCCGCTGCACCTGCAAGTATAATTGTGAAATATCACAAAGAAGCTGCAAATAACTACACTCGTGGTGATTTTGAAGCTACAGCAGCACAAATAGATGCTAACCCAGAAACAGATATCGATATTCCTGAATTAGATATCGCACTGAAAAGTATTCCTATCATTGCTAAAACTCGTAAGTTAAAAGCAGTCTGGACTCCAGAACTTGCTCAAGACTTAAATGCATACCATTCAGTTGATGCAGAAGCTGAGTTAACAGCACTGTTAAGTGAGTACATTTCAATGGAAATCGATTTAGAAATCCTTGATATGTTGTATTCTGGAGCATCTGCAAAATCTGAAAATTGGTCAGCAAGACCAGGGTATGAGTATGACTCAGCTACTGGACTTTTCGCTGAATCTTCAGCTAATGCAAGTGCTTACACCAAAGGAACTTGGTTCCAGACTCTTGGAAACAAAATCCAAGCAGTTTCAAATGCTATCCACCAGAAGACTCTTCGTGGCGGTGCTAATTTCATCGTGGTTTCACCTGAAACAGCAACCATCATAGAAAGTATTCCTGGATACGCAGCTGATACAGCTGGTGATGCAACTGAGAAATCATTTGCAATGGGCGTACAAAAAGTAGGTGCTCTTAACAACCGTTATACGGTTTACAAGAACCCTTACGCATTGGATAATAAAGTGCTTATCGGTTTCAGAGGAAGTAATTTCCTTGAAACAGGTGCGGTTTATTCACCATATGTACCATTAATCATGACACCACTTGTCTATGATCCAAAGAACTTTACTCCGCGTAAAGGGGTCATGACTCGTTATGCTAAGAAAATGGTTAGATCAGAATACTACGGTGATGTAACAGTCGCTGATGTAAACTATGTCTAATATTATTTTAGGATAGTCATATAGGGGTGTCAAAACCCTGATTTCAAAAAGGGTGAGGATTTTTCTTCACCCTTTTTTGTTTCTTTGATATTTATTTACAGATATCTAAATACTAATATTAGGAGAATTTTATGGCTCAAGAACCAATCTGGCCAGGAAGTGGTTCAGCAGTAAGTGGAAATACACCATTCGGGTTTTACGATGACGATACTGTATTTCAAACAGATGCCCCAAAGTTCGCAACATGGTGTGCGAAACGACTGGGTTATCCAATAACAGCGGTTGAAATCCAAGACTCACAATTATATACTTGTTTTGAAGAAAGTATTACTGAATACTCTGCCCAAGTAAACCAATTTAACATTAAAGATAA